CGTGCGAACCATTGCCGTGCGAACCATTGCCGTGCGAACCATTGCCGTGCGAACCATTGCCGTGCGAACCATTGCCGTGCGAACCATTGCCGTGCGAACCATTGCCGTGCGAACCATTGCCGTGCTAGAATTTGGTGAACTCATAAAGGAATGGACTTTTAAAATTCCATTTTCCGTCTGCCATTTCAATAACGATTGCATTGTAAAAATCCAGTTCATCACCGTCAACAACCTCGCAAGACACAGACAATCTGTTGCATCTATGCAATGTAAAACATTCTTCCCTTCCGTTGGTGTCAGTGATAAAATAATCACCATTTTTCATCTTGGTTGACAACTCTCTTGCAACAGCTTTAAGCGTGTTGCGTGCGATTCTACCGTTTGGCTTGATATCAAATATGATATCCATTTTCATTTCAGTCTGCATTTTTTAACCTCTCTTTTGATTTGTTACGCCTATGGCGTGTCATGCAGATTGCATAGCTTGTACTGTGCTATAACCGTGTATCCATATGTGAGCAAATGTTACCATTCCATTTGCTGGATACAGATGCTATATAACTTGTACTGCCGTCCCTCACGTGCATCAATTGGAATGTATTGATTTTTCCGTTGTCTGTATCAATATGTGTTGTTAACATAACATCGTTCAAGCTCTTGCATAACAGCTTGTACACGCTGTAAGCACAACTTAAGTTTGTATAGTCCTCAAAATATATTGAACCGTCCATTGCTGTATATGTGATTTGATGTTTCATTCTATAACCTCTCTTGTTTGTTTTTTCTATGCAATCCACACAACACGCCATTTGTTTATCGTGTTGTGTTTCTAGCTATGCATTGACACCGTTCGAAGATGTCAACAACCTTGTCTAACAGTTTGGATGCTATCATTTATCATGATTTGCATCTGTTCGCTTGTCGATTGCCCATGCACGGTGTCAGCACACTGTAAAGTGTGGGTTGCTGTACCAGTCGTTGTCTGTCACACAACGCACGCCATTTTATCCTGATGCACTAAGGGAAACCCTTTCATTTAACAACTGGTATTGCGTGCTACTTGCTCTATCACCTACACCGCTGTACTTGGATGGTACAGGGTCTGAGTTGACACTTTCAACACAACACTTTAAACAGTTGAGTTTGTTTGGTGTATCTGACCGTTTGTGTCTTCAGCCAGTTGTCGTCTCTTGCAAGTTGCGACATACACTGCATATGCATGATGGTTCAGACTTAAGTTTAAGTCTGATTGTAAGTTTAAGGATAATGATAATTTAATAATAATGATTTATTCATACTTAATTATTGCATTTATATAGTATCCTGTCAACTAATATTATTAATATTTTCCATGCTGGATAAAATGATGATAACAAACGTGATTTTTGGACAAAGCCCTCGTTGCCGTGCGTCAATTATTTTTTATTTTTTATATAATATAGTATATCGTGTACTACTTATACGTGACGGGCGGCGTGCAAAGCCCACTGCAAGCTCTGTATCACGTGACGGGCGGCTTATGCCACATGTAAATTGAAGCTCACGCTATGACGTGCACCCCTCGCCACCCTCCGTGTACAGCCAGTTTGATAATTGGACACAGGCATTCTAGACCCATACAACACTCATTATCATCATCAATGCTTTGTAAAGACTGTAGTTTGGATGTATAACTACACCACCGAGCCTGAGTTAAAGCTCCAATCATTGATTTGGCATGTTGAGGAAAGGTCATGCCAGCCTTTGATGATTGTCACCGCAAAAGATAGCCATTATCACGTACATATTCCGCATCTGTGTCAGAATCGGTATTGACTTATGCATGCTTGTGTCGTACACTGTAGATGAGGTGGAATACCCATGCGAGACCTAGCCGAGACCCGACAAATCATAATCAACACATACCAGAGGACACACGATTATGAGATGTCCCTTCGGATTGTCGGCATTAATGACAAATCGGAGCGTATGATAATTGAATCGGACGGTTTGTTTTGGGCAACGATAACTCGAATCGAGGCTGAGTTCTGTGCATCCTTCACTGAGACACTGCAAGAGTTGATGTATCACGGAAAGAACGAGAATGTCAGACTTCAGGCGGCTGTCAAGTTGGGAGAGATTTGGCATCGTGACAAGTTCAGCGCACAGAAGAAGGATGAGGACGAGCACACTGTCAACCTGCAGCTCTATCTGCCCGATAACGGACGGAGCAAGTGAGCTTGATAATTGTCGTGCGTTGCCCGTTTTGTGGGTGGCGTGGGATGTTGGTAGGACGTGAAGGGCTGTAACGGTAGTGAAGATTCATCCACCATGGTGTGGAAGGAGTTCGTGGGACGCTAAGGCGCACCATGCTGAGGATGGAGCGTGACGTATGCCGCAGAGGATAGCAGATGTAGAGCAGAGCATGGCAAAGGTGAAGAGCATAAAGCCGAACCCTGGGCCACAAGAGCAGTTCTTGGCTACTGAAGCTGATATTGCGGTGTTCGGTGGAGCCGCTGGTGGCGGAAAAAGCTGGGCGTTGCTCATGGAATCATTGAGGTATGTCGGGGTGCGTGGATATGAGTGCGCGATATTCAGACGGGAAGCCACACAGATAACCTCCGGTGGTGGACTGTGGGACACAGCGCACATCCTGTATCCAGCTTTCGGTGGAGAACCGAGGACTACGCCACGGCACTTCTGGACATTTCCAGCTGGCTCGAAGATTGCGTTTGCGCACCTGCAACATGACAAAAGCGTGAAAGCGTGGGACGGTGCACAGCTCACATTGGTTGGATTTGATGAATTGCAACACTTCACGGAGGCACAATTCTTTTACATGCTGTCGAGGAACCGTTCAACGTGCGGCGTGCGGTCTTACATGCGTGCTACATGCAACCCCGACCCTGATTCGTTCTTGGTGAAGTTGTTGGCATGGTGGATTGACGAGGAAGGGTATCCGATTCCTGAACGTTCTGGTGTTGTGCGTTGGTTCATAAGACAGAACGGCGAGCTTATTTGGTTTGATTCGTATGACGAGTGCTATGCACTGTATCATAAGGAGATAGACTCAGGTGATGCAAGTCCTAAGAGCTTTACGTTCATTCGTTCAACGCTGGAGGATAATCCTGCTCTGATGGAGCTTGACAAAGGCTACAAGGGCAACTTGAATTCGATGTTTGAATATGAACGGCTGAGATTGCTGAAAGGAAACTGGTTTGCACGACCGCAAGCTGGCGAGATGTTCAAGACTGGATATTGGAAATACATTGACCGTGAGGACGTGCCGCGCATTGACAAGATGAAGGGCATTGTGCGTTATTGGGATAGGGCTGGAACATTGCCGAGCGACAAGAATCCCGACCCTGACTGGACTGCTGGTTGCTACATGATGCTGAGTCCCGATGATAAGTTGTACATATACGACATGCGGCATGCGAGATTGGAGCCACATGATGTGGAAATGCTTGTGAAGGACACTGCGGAGCAGGACACACGTGAAGTTCCTATCTGGCTCGAACGTGACCCTGGGCAAGCTGGCAAGGCTGAAGTTGCTTATTACATCAGGAATCTAATGGGGTACGACCTGCACCAACGTCAGAAAAGGACGTCAAAGTTGTCTTATTGGAGGCCGTTTGCATCACAGGTGAAGGCTGGCAATGTGTATTTGGTCAGAGCACCGTGGAATAGAACATTTGTTGATGAGCTGGCGTCTGTGACCGATGGTTCACAAACAACACATGATGACCAAGCTGATGCCGCATCGGGAGCTTTCATGGTTTTGGCAAAGATGATGAAAGATGACATCAGTGATAGCAAGGCAACGAAGAACATGGGGGTATGACGTGAAAAAGAAGGAACGCCGAGCGTTGAAAGAGCGAGTGTACAAACAGGAATTGGTGAGATTGGAAGGTGAAATGCAGGCACAGGCCGATTATCATGCGAAATTGCGTGAGTATGTGAACGTGCATGGCTCAGACAGCCTCCCTATGGAGCATAAAAGGAACGTGAAAGCGGCTTTTGAGTCGATTCCATGGGAAAAAGACCCTGTTGCGTGTGCTAAAATAGAGAAAACGGCGAAGATTGCAACGAAAAACGTTCTTAAACGAGGAATTATACAATGGGCATAAAGAGCAGGGCGAGAGCGTGGCTACGGTCAGTACTCAGCGACAGGTTGAACGATGAATTGTTCGATTTGTCTGCGCGTCCACGTGCATTTGTCATGAATACCCGTCAAAATGGCAGTACTCCTGTGCTTGACACGGCGAATCCCGCTGTCATTGACCATGCCCTTGTGCGTGGATTGTACCGAAACACACTGAATCAATACGCTTTGGCTGGACAATTGGTGAAGCCGATAATCGACTCGAACGTGTCGTTCATCGGTGTTCCCACGTTGCGCTCCACCAATGCGAAGACAATGCAAGCAATTGACGGTTTCAAGAGCACTCTTCCATGGCAATCCGTGCATCGGATAGCGGAAAGAGAAGGCACGGCGTACGTCTGGCCTCAAGTGCAACCGAATGGGGAGCTAAAACTAGTCGTTTTGCGCCCTGAGATTGTCAAAACCATCTGCATTGACCCATTGACAAAAGAAGTAAGTGCTTATATACTAGAAGATAAGTTCACCTATAAAGACACGCTTGATAATACAAAAAACATCACAATCACCACAGTCATCGATGCAAAACAGATGAAGCAGACCATAGTTGCCGATGAAAGTAGGCTGAACGTGACAGGTCGGACTATCAGGAACGTGTTTGGATTCATTCCTATTGTAGCTTTTGTGAACGATGCCGAGCCTTGGGAGTCACGTGGACATAGTGAGATAGAGAACATCGAGCCGCAGTTGAAGCTATACAATGATATTTCTGTGGAAGCTGTACGTTCACAGAAGCGTGATGGACATCCCAAGATGAAAGTCACGACAAGCAACGTGCGAAAATGGGTCGAGCGCAACTATGGTGTCGGAATGTACGAGCTTCTGTTGGCAGGGCAAGCTAAATTGTCGCTGGACGATAGGGATTTATACATTTGTGAGTCCTCAGGCATTGATGGCGAGGGTGACGAAGATGTACAATATGTCGAAGCTAGTCGGACTACCGGAGAGTTCAATTCTTTATCTGAAAAGTCGTTCACAAACATCGTGGAAGGTGCACAAACACCGGAAATCATCTTTGGTGCAAACATGGGCACTTCTCTTGCTTCAGTTCGTGAACAGCGTCCTGCTTATATAAAGAAGATTGAAAAGAAACAGCTTCAATATGAAGCAAGTTGGAGAAAAGTAATCAACGTAGCACTCCAAGTCAAGGGTGTTGCTTCATTTGAAGAGTATGATTTCGATGACTTCAACATGGTTTGGCCGACTCCTGATTTCTCATCGGAGAAAGAGAAGGCTGACACGGTGAACGTCATGTCTACCTCGCTGGTTAAGATGAAGTCAGCGAACATGATGGGTGACAAAGCGATACATAATACGTTGAAACAGCTTGGTATTTTGCAGGTTCAGCAGGATTACAAGGAGTACGCGAAGGACGTTGAAGATACCGCAAAGCTCATGAAAGAACGCAACCCTGATAAGATTGCAGAACAGGACAACAAGATGAATCAGCGTGTGGCAGACGGTGAGTATGACAACACCGTGCCGAACAAGGATAAAAGCGAGGAAGACGATGCCAAATAAGTTTAAGAAAGAGCTGTACAATGCACGATTCAGTACTCGTGTCATTGGTGGAGCAGGTGTTGAAGCTGAGTCGATTCCAGTTGGAAACCCAAGTGCTGTCGAGACCTTGTTCAAGGGCATGGAAGCGATTGAGTTCGTGAATGAAGTTCTTCTTGGTGAGGAGCATCCGACTGATGATTGGTCTGGCAACATCATACTCACGGAAGAGTGGGCTCGTTCATATGCGAATGCTGTGAACAAGACGCCTGGCCTTCTGTATACGAAAGGACATGAGGATGCTGCACAGCATTGGGCGACCCGTGCCATTGCTGGTGGATATATTGTCGGTGGGAAAGTGGAGAACGGCAGGTTGCTGTTGCGTAACCGTCTTCTTGTCAAGAAGAACGAGGCTGACAAAGAGTTTGTAGAGCAGACCATGCGTGAGATTGCGGCTGGAATGCTCTCAACGTCCACTGGTGACATTCAGAAACGCCGAATAGAGTTCGTTGAGGATGGAAAATACAAGCAGTATGCGGTCGAATCCGTGAAGAATCAGACCAATGCGCTTGTGGAGCACGACATGCACGCATCGGATGCAAAAATCGTGAGTGCTAATTTTAGACTCGGTTACTATGACAGTAACGATAGATTTGTGGGTGTAGAGCCCAACGCCACAGATGGTGGTGGGAATCATGACAAAGGAGAAGAAACCATGGGATTCAAAGAAACTGTTGAGATTATCAAGACAGCTTTGAAAAGTGGCGAGGGAGACATGCCCACTCTGCTCAAAGAGCTTGGACTTGAAGTCGTCACGGAAGAGGTCAAGACTGCTGTTGCACGTCTCAAGGCCGCTGAAGACAAAGTTGGTGATATCAGTGCGTTCGTGTCTGGTATCACAGCGGAGCGTGAAGCAAGCTTTACCACGATTAAGTCTGCAAAGCTCAAAGAAGCTTTCACCGACAGCATTGTGCATGAAGTCGCAGAGTCTTTGTTCAGCGTAAAAGCTGGTGGAGAAAAAGAGATTACGGACGAGATTACAAGACTCAAAGGTCTTGGAGTCATCAAGAACATCCAGACCGACCTTGCCTCACGAGTTGGCTATGTGCCGAGTGGTGACGAGAGCGCGGCTGGTACTAAGAACACTGGTGTCGTGGAGGCTTAATTATGGCTATGACAGCTTACGAAGAGAACTACAATTTTCACGAAGAGACCTTGCAGGACGTATTGCAAGAAGTCACCAATAACACTACGAGAGCCTTGCTTCACAACGAACTGGTGTATCTCAGTGGCTACTTTGGTGAAGTGTGCGAGCCTGTAAGCATTGGTGCTGGCTTGAAAGGCTACATCAATATCAATCACAACCGCACAATCCGTACCGAACAGGTCGGAACTGGTGCACTGCTCAGTGGCGACTTCGCTGTTGGTGGCACGGTGTACGTCATTCCTCAGGTCAATGGAAGCGAAGCGTTGCTGGTCAATCAGAATGCAATTGCACATCCTGCGAAGCCTGTCGGTATCTGCGTGGCGTTCGCCGCTGACAACTCTTGGGTGACATTCCGTCCGTTCGTGCAGACTGCCGATTTGGGACTTATTCGTGACATCGATGGAATCATCTCTGATATCACCGATGCAATCGACCTGCTCAATGACGCTGTGACTGAGACCGGTTCTGTGTTGCAGATGATTGAGGATGAAGCAGAAGAGGCTACGTTCACTCCCGCCGTTGGAAGTGGAATCACTGCTGTCACGCTGAAGAACGCAATCAATGAAGTCGGAACCGATGTGGAGCTCATCAAGACTAAGCACTTCCTGATGGTCGAGCTTGCTGTGGCCGCTGATGCTTCCGGTGCTGGACTTGCATTCACTAATGCGACCACTGGTCTTGCCCTTGGTGACAAGATTGTGGATGTTCATGTGATTTGTGATGCTTCCAATGGTGCTGGAACACTGAAGCTGAAGCACACTGGTGGAGCTGACATCACTGCGGCTCTTGCGTGTACTACTGTGGATGTGCTTGCTCGTGCGGCTCTCATCACTGATGGCGTGTTGACTGCAAATGGGCTGACAATCATTGCGAACGGTGCGGCTGACCGTGGCCGTATGTATCTGACCTATATCAAGGCATAAGGAGAATGACCATGAATATTATCACTAGAGATTCCCTTGCGAACGACCTTCAGACTCGTTTCGCATCAGGGCAGAAAGTGTCCATTGAACCGGACAAGGCGGCGCATGTCGCCAACACAGTATTTGGGAAAGCCTCCAATGCCATGAATCCAGCGATGTTCAGAGCATTGGACTCGAACGTGAAGGACATCTCTTCGTTGAACACCATCAACATCAGTGGCACTTATAGCTCTGGTTTTGACGTTCCTTTCGTGGAGAACCAGTCTGTTCGTCAGCTTATCACATCCGGTAAGTTCTCTTCCAACTCTCTTCCTGTCAACTGGCAACAGTTTTGGGATGCGATGCGGATTGACCTCACCATGAAGAAGACCATGCATCAGACCATCCGTCAGGAAATCTATCAGATGGTGTCCATGCCGAACGCCACTCGAATCATGACCCTGCAAGAGATGTTCCCTTATGCCTTTGAGTTCCTTGAGAACAATGGCGAAGGGCAGTCGGTTCCTCTCGGTGAGAAACTGCTTGGTCAGAAAGACACCATGACGTTCTACATCAAGGCCACTGGCTTTGTGTTCACGTTGCTTGGACAGCTTTTTGACATCACTCTCGACATGGCGAAGATGAACGATGGTGTTGCTATGGCATATGCTCTGCAACGTGACGAAGATGCAATCAAGCCGATTCTTGATTATAGCTACTCTGGCACACAGCAGACTGCGGCTTACATCGATGCGGCGGCCAAACGTCAGGAGCTCCTGTACAATACCATCGTGAATGGCATTGATGGACTCGGAAATCGTGTTGACCCGTTCACAAAGGAAAGGATTCCGACCTCTGGACTCGTGTTGCTTGGTGCAACCTATGACCTGAACCACATCCAACAGGTGATGGCTGGTCTTCCGTCCACCAACGAACGTGTCTACGGTCAGATTCCTCAGATTGCGAAGATGGTTGCATACGATACTGAATACATCCAGTTCGGCAACAGAACCCGCACGTTCACTGGTGTGACCCCTGGAAAAGTGTATCTGATCAAACCGAACAGATATATGACCATCGCCACCAAACGTGAGCTGACCATGGAAGCCGATGCGAAACCAGACGTGTTGACTCTTGCAAGAGAGGAACGGTCTTGGTACTACTGTGAAGCGATTTACAATGAGCTTGGCATTGCCAACTTCATTCAGGAAATCACCCTCCCAACTTGGTAGCCCTCCTTGTTCATACCCGACTACAGGAGCTTGCCACTCCTGTAGTCACCTTTGAGGTGAAAGATGACAAATCTTGAGAAGCTGAAATGGTACATGTATCCGTATTATCAAACATATGAATATGAAGCCATCCTTGACGAGTATATTACCACCTATGGTAGCGTGGAGCGTGCCGCTTCAGCATTATGGGGTGAGCTTCCGCCACGCATAGCGTCTGGTGGCATAAAGTCATATGATACTGGTGCATCATCCACGGTCTTTCAAGATTTGAACAAAATAACTGATTATTGCAGAGAGCGTGCCAAGCATTACGAAATGGTGGCTCGTGACAATGAGACAAATGGTTCGATTATTGCGAGGACACGCAGGACTCGTATTATTGGAGGAGCTAATGATAGACAGTATGTTGGCTTCGATTATGATTGAACAACTGCGTGAAGTTGAGATGGGCAGGATTCTAAGTAATCCTGTCACGATAAGATTGAACTATCGTGAGACAAAAGACAATGGATTTGGTGTTCTTATACCAGATTTGTCCAAAGCTTTATACTACGTGGAGTCATATCCGTTCATGATAGCACCTGAGCAGACACCAGTCTTGAAGGTCGCTGGCTCTGAGTCGCCTTTTGGCATTGCGAACCAGAGCATTCTCATGATACCGTATGACAATACATGGCTGAAAGAGAACATGGTCTTTGATGCGAATCAGAGAAGATATAAGATATTGTCCATCAATACGAACGTGGTGATGGGTGGCGTGATAAGCAAGATGGCTAGGCTTCAGGATGTAACAGAGACAATCGATGTGTCCTCAGACCTTGCTGTTATTGGTGATGCTGGCGTGCTGTTCGATGGTAGCGATGCGTTTGTGATAGGAGAGGCATGATGGACAGCATATTCATTTCGTTGGTAGGTGCTGAGATTGATGAAGGTCAGTTGCTGATGGCCATATCACGAAAGACCGCATACCGTATGCTCATCGAGCTTGCCACGAACCTTGGTCTGTCTGATACTGGTGTATCAATGGAGAACATGAGACAGCCTGTCATGAAAGAAGACGATGACCTTCTTCCAGCGAGGTAGCGTATGGCCTTGATTCGTGGTGCGACAAGAGTAACATCGACTGACGTTCTGAAGGTGCTTGCGAATATACAGAAGATTTATGCAGGACGTGAGGAACAGGCTTTTTGGCTTGCACAGGAATTTGCAGATGCGATTGATAGGGACTTTGATGCAATTCAACGTTCCAAAAGGCCATGGACAAAGGGAGCATTCTGGAAGAACAGAACTGGGCGTGCGGCAGGTGGATGGTACACACAGGCATGGAAGGTTGGAAAGAACGTTGGATTTACTATCTCTCATAGTGCAAACACACGGTATGCAGAGCAGTTGGAAGGATATGTCACCAGCAAGAAAGGTGACACGAGCGTGAACATCATGATGAACCAGTATGCAAACAATTTTCTGACCGAACTGTATCTTTTATATGGAGGCAACAATGCTTAAGGCTCTTGCTGATTATATCAAGACAAACACCTCCATAACACGTGTGCTTCCTGAAGGTGGCTTGAACCAGAACATGGGTGCTGGAACAGAGGCATATATTGAGGTTCGTGAGGTTGAGAAGTTCGGTGCATTTCGTAGCTCGAATAGAAACAGCACTGTTGAGTTTGGTGTCAAGGTGTGCTTCCCGATAAATCATCAGATTGATTTGGACAACTTCGTGTTGTTTGAATTGTTTGATGAGCTTGATGGAAAAGTTCTTACGGTAACGAACGGTACAACTGTTTCATATGTCCAGATGGAAGTCACATCCGAGGTGTCTGGTGTTAATCGCGAGGATGATGGGTACATATCACGAGAAAGGCTGGTGTCAATGCCTTGCAGATGGAGGTGAGCATGAGATTCAAGTATTATCTTGGTAGCGTGCTGGTGTGTGAGTCGGACTCGAAAGTCCACTTCACTGCTGGCTATCCTGCCATTGTCGAAAAAGAAGAAGAGGTGAAAGCCTCAAAGAAGACGAAATCAACTGTAGTGTCTACAGTAGAGAATGAAGTGAAGGAGGAACTATAATGAGTTTCGCTAAAGACAGAAAAACTGGCTTTTCTAATGAAGGATTCCGTATACGGCGTGTGAATCCTGACGGTACGTACCCTGCTGTAGACAATCATCTTGGCTTCGCTGGTACGGTGAATGCGGGTGCTCTCGGAGCTACTGATGTATTGTCATATCGTTGGGATGGTGTTGGTGCATTCGCTGACATTGTGTGCAACCTAACTGCTGTCGGTGCTGACCCGACTGCGGCGACTCCGCTTGAGATTGCAACGGCACTGAATCTGATTGCAAACTTTGCGGCTCAGTTCATAGCTTCCGTTGATACTCCTACAGGTCGTCTGCTGATTGAAAACGCCGTGGCTGTTACGGGCAAGACGTATCTTGAACTCAAAGGTGACACTGCTATTGGTCTTGGATTTGGTGCAAATGGAGATGCATCTGCGATGGGCACTCAGTTTGTGGAATGCTACGATGACTCTGCGGCTATCTCTCTTCCGAAGAACTGGAAAGATGGTGAAGAGATTGAGCAGGAGTCAGGCAGTGGTAACATCGACTCGATGCTGATTGACGGAGTGCTGAAAGGCGTGAATCCTTCAATCGCTCTCACCGATGAGATGTACGAGCTGAAGCAGATGCTCATGGGTGGTGCGTGGAGCGAAAGTGACACTGAGTACACTCCCCCGACATCGGAACTCGTGGTTGCACCGCTGTGTGCCGCTGAGATTTTCGTTGCCAAATACGGGAAAGGCTCTCAGCACCGTGGCGACATGACTGGCTACAAGATGTACAAGATTCCACGCATGACTGGACACGAGACCGACCTTTCTCATGAAGTCAAGGGTTGGGCGGCTTATCAGTTTGAATGCATGGCCTCTGAGTACATGGAAGGAACCGTGCGTAAGCCTGGCTATACTGAAAAAGAACTGACCATTGCGCAAGCAACCACTCTCGGTATCGTATAATCTAGCGAACGTAGCACTAGGGGTGGTCATTGAACAGGCCACCCCTTTTTAAAAAGGAAAGGGTATGGACGTACATGGCAAGGACGGACTACAGGTTATAAAAGAGAACACAGAAGTGCCAATTCTTCTTCCTTGGAACGGAGAATTTGGTCTTTTCACTATACGCATGCTGAATGCCACTCAGCTTAGAGCCTGTGGCGATTTCACAACACTGGAACTTGATACTGAAGAAGACGAGACAAAAGCTCCTGACTTTGAAGCGATAAAGAGCTTGAAGAACATGCAGGAGAAGATGTTCACGCTTGCTTTGGTGAAGCCTACATTTGATGAGATGTGCGAGATTCTTGAAGTGTCGGACACAATCAAAAGATGCCGTGCAACGCTCAAGCATGCACGAGAGCAGATACGTCTCGTTGAGGATGTTGAGGAAGCTCACAAGTATGAGGAAGAGATAGACTTTTACGAGAACGCTCTTGGCTTCCTTCTTCCTGATGACTTTTCCGCCGCACTCACGGCTCTCTTGTTGCAGAAGGACAATACGGACATACGCAAGGTCACGAAGGAGATGCTTTTTGAGGCCGCTATCATGGCAGAGAAAGGCCATGACAATCCATCAAGTCATATCAGCGGTGTATTCACGGACTTCCAGCGTGAGGACATCAACAAGTATGCATGGATTGAGCTTGCCAAGTACAAGGAAATGCAGGATACCGACAAGAGCGTAAACGGTCGTGTGTGGGTACGTGGTAAGAAAAGGAGAAAATAATGCCTGATGCTGGAACAATAAGAAGTGCCATACGGATAGATGTGTTCAGCGTGAAAAAGGACTTGCTAGAGGCAAGCACTGCTTTCAAGCTTAAGACTGCTAACATGGCTTCGTCAGCGGAGAAGTTAGGCATTACTGTCGATGCAATGCTTAAGAAGCAGTCAAAGTCATTGCTTAAATTGGCGTCTCTTTTTCCATTGTTGCGCTCACAGTATATCGCCATGGCAAAGGCCACAAAAGACCCCGCTGAACGTAAAGCGTATGAGGACAAGATTGCCATACTTGAGCAGTTGATGATTAAGGTCGAGAAGTATGCTGACCGTTCAAAGAAACTTGCTGAGACAAAGAAGCGTAAGGAAAAGGAAGAAGCGGCACTTGCGAAAGAGACTGCTGATGCGGTAGTCCTTGCAGAACAGCAGAAGCAAGCCGCCATGAAGAACAGCATCGGCATGAAAGTGCTCACCATCGTGAAGTCCTTGCTGTACTACAAGGTCATCATGACGGCGATGCGTGCCCTTGGTCAAGCGGTGCGTGAGGCGGCGACTGCAACGGTTGAGTACGAACAGCAACTTGCAAACACTCAGTCCGTGGCGCAGGGCACGTCTAAAGATTTGCGTGCTCTTGATGCGGCGGCACGGCGTGCTGGTGAGACGACACGTTTCACTGCTCGTGAGTCTGCTGAAGCCTTGTACTTCATGGCATCCGCTGGATACTCGGCTACCGAGTCCATACAGGCTCTTGACGGTACGCTTGCCATGGCACAGGCCACTGGTCAATCGTTGCAGAGCACAGCGGAAGTACTTGCTGTCACAATCGCTCAGTTCGGCTTGGAAGCCTCCGAGTCGATGCGTGTTGCTAACGCGATGACAGCCGGTATCACGAGTTCGCAAGCAACCATGGACAAATATAAGACCTCGTTGTATCAAGTCGGCCCTGTTGCGGCTGGTACTGGTCGTAGTTTGGAGGAAGTGCTTGGTATCTTGAACGTCATGTATGATTCAGGTATGCAAGCATCACGTGCTGGTCGTGCTATGCGTAACGCCATGGCAGAGCTTTCAAATGAATCGAGTGCGACTGTGAAGAAGCTCACTGCAATGGGAATCGCATTCAAAGACATTGATGTAACTCAGCATTCTCTCGTTGATGTGTTTGGCACACTGAATGATGCTGGCTTGTCAACCGGTCAGATTATGAAAGCCTTTGGCAAAGTAATTGGGCCTCAGATGCAGGTTATCATCAGGTCTTCACGTGAGGAACTTGAAAGGTACACCAAGGAAGTAACCAACACAAACAAGGCAGTTCTTGCGGCGCACATTCAGAACGACACGTTGCAGGGCGACCAGTATCGATTGAAGTCCGCATGGGAAGCCTTGGCGATTTCCATTGGAAACAACCTCATTCCAGCGTTCAGGTCTGTCATCCAATCTATGTTCGAGGGCATACGTGCCGTGAACATTTGGGTGAAGAGGCTCAGTGGTGCGCACAGCATTGCTGATGACTTCTCACGCACCATGAACACTTTGAAGGAACGGCAGGATGAGTATAGTCGTTTGACAAGCTTGCTGAACGACAAAACTATTGCGCTCACTGCGAGTGAACGAAAACTGTACGAACAGAGACTTCGCCAAGCGGCTCTGGATATATCGGCTTCACTGCGTGAGCTATCAAACGATTATGAGGATGTTATTCAAAAGCAAGCAAATCTAGAGAGAGCGAATGCACTGGCAGAGAGCTTTCAGAAGCAACAGGAAGAATATGAGAAGCTTGTCATGTTGTACCAGTCGTTCGATTTCAGCGCAATGGAAGCAAAGCGTGCTGATGCAATCAAGAAAGCTCTTTTTTCAAGCTATCAGAATCTGACATCAAATCAGCAGAAGATACGTGCTGAGTATAATATCATGCTTGGATTGGTTGATGAATCAACAAGAGAAACACTCACAAAATTGTTTAAGGGTGTTGCACGCATTCCTGTTGAAGTTGATAAGAGCAATGAGAAACTAGGTGCTGTGCTTGCACAGCCATTTGGTGATGCAGATGCTTTTATACGAGCCATGTCTGACCCACACTATTACAAGGGTGTCACAGCGACCATGGGATATGCCGTGCAGTCCTTTGCAAACGCAACTGAAGTAGCCTTCATCGATACTGGTCTTGCTGTAGCCGCCGCTTCCAACGATATTGACAATGCATTGAAAGCTTTCACGCAGACCACAGAAGAGACAGTATTCCAAGTCGCAAAGCTCTATGCGGCTGAAGCAATCACTGAGAAGCATATGATGTCGTTGAATCCAGTGCTCAGGGAACGAATAAAGAATCAGGCGGAACTCTTGAAGCTTGAGAAAAAGACCGCTGACGACACTGTGGAATATGAGGCTATCGAGGCCATGCGTGAACAGCTAGACCTGTCAAGTAAAGTCAATGAAGCCACTGTTGAGCTCAACAAGACGATGCTTGATAACGCCATCGACATGCTCACATCTAGCTCAAATATTGAAACGGCGAGTGCTGGATTTGATGAGCTCCGTGCATCGGTAATTGCAGAGACAGAAGCTCTTCGTAAACAAGCACAGGCGCAGTATGATGCGAACGAGGCTCTCGTTGAGGAAGCCGAGAACGTAGGCCCTGCAACTCTAGCCGCATTGAGACTAATCAACACACGCCAGCTTGAGAATGAAATGCTGAAGGCCAATTTGTTTGAGACTCAGAAGCTCATGAAGGTTGAGCGTGAACGGCTCGCCGCACTTGGCTTGCTTGAAAGCGTAGAGCTTGACAGGCTCAGCACGCTTGAGAAATCGTACAAGACCTCACAGTCAGTGTTCCAGAAGTATTATGAAGAGCTTGCCAATGCAGAGCTGAAGGAACGTGAGGAAGCGGTGAAGACCGCATATGATAAGGCTCAGAGTCTTGACGCTATTGGCAAGGCGTATCAGATGGAGCTCAATCTGCTTGTTGCAAAGAATGCGGCGAAGATGGATGAGCTCAAGGCTTCCGCTGAGAAGGAAGCGACCGCACAGCAGGAGGCTCTTGCCGAGTGGGAGCGTGAGGCAAAGGTTGCCTATGACCAAGATGTGTTGAATCTGAGGGAGGCTAGCATAGCCAAGAAGAATGACTCCATAGCACGTGAGGCACAGCGTATATCTGAGGCTGAGTCTCTACGTACGGAAGAGCTTGCATCATTGGCTATCGACTATGCAAAGGGCGCTATCACGTTTGATAAATATGAGTCTGAAAAGATTCTTGCAAATCAGAGAGCCGAGGATGAGATATCGTTGGCACATTCTGATGGTGTCATTGAGCGTGAGGCAGTTGATGCAGACTCAAAGACACAGCTTGATAAAGCCGAGCAAGCGCATACCGCAAAAGTCATTGCAGAGCATGAAAAGCTGAACAATCTGCTCATCTATCTCGGCATAGCACTCAATGACGCGCAGAAAGCGCAGTTCGCTGAGTACCTCAAGTGGATTGAGGAAGCTGGCGTGAAGCAGAAGACCGCCGCAGAGAAGCTTGCCGATGCGATATTCGAGGACACCAAGAAGCTCGTCACCACCATCACAGGTATGGTCGGGGACATCGATGCAATCATGGACTCTGCTCTTGAACGTCAGCTCGACCGTATGGACAGGGCTCTGAAAGCTCTCACAGACTATTATGATGAGCAGGAAATTCTTGCAAAGGAAACGGCTGGTGTTGAGGAAGACACCGAGCGTGAGAAGCTTGAGAAGAATCTCATGGAGGCGCAGAAATCCGCAGATGGCGAGGCAATCATAGAGGCTGAGAAGGAACTCAAGCGCTTTGACATCAAGCAGGAGTTTGATGCGAAACGAAAGAAGGCTGATGAAGATGCGGCATGGGCTAAGGCACAGCTTGAGTATAAGTACGCCATGATATCATGGGGCTTGAATGCGGCGCGTGTCGCGTCTGAAGCGGCTCTTGCTATCATAACTGCAATACGTGCAGCGGCAAGTGCTCCTTTGTTGAAGGGCTGGATGATTGCGGCAACAAGTGTTGCGGCAGGTGCACAGATTGCGGCGCATGTTGCTTCCAAGCCGAGTGCTCCCGTGAAAGCTGACTACTTCGGAACAGGTGGTATGATACACGGAACGTCTGAAGGTACGATGGTCGTGGCTGGTGAGCGCAACAGGACGGAGGCTATATTCAATCCAGAGCAGATGGCGAATCTTCTGCTTGCGATTGGAAACGGCAAGATGTCTGGAATATCAGAGCCCATGCAGGTGACGTTTGTGATGCAGACTCCTGACGGTCGTGAGACCGCTAGAGAGACTGTCGCACTTATCAATAAAGGAAACTATCTGATTGACCCGAAAAAAGGTATAAGGAAGGTGTCGTAATGAGAGTACTGTATAACAACGTGGCGACCGAGGCGGCTATAACGACAACATCTGAGAACGTGAACTTTCCTTTGGGCAACCTGTTTGTTCCAGCCCTGTCCACGCCGTACAGGTCTCTAGCGACCCCTGTAGACCTTTATCTAACCTTTGATGTGGAAGAGGCGATAAATTGCATTTCATTGGCTGGACACAACTTGACAACACTCAGATACAGGGTGTATGATATAGGTGACAATATTGTTGAGGATGTCAGCTTACTAGAGGTCGAGCCAACGGCGATGATATATCTTTCACAATCAACGGCGAAGAAGATACGGCTCACGATGAACTCCGATGAGACCTACATTTCGATTGGTGCTTTGTTTACTGGCATGTATTACCAGATGCCCTATCCGATTGCCTATTATGACGAGACGATTGAGATGACCAACGAACGCTTTGAAACAGCGTTCGGTCAGGTCTTCGGAAGTGATGGAGAGTTTTTACAGACATATTCGCCTGAGTTTGTCAACATAACCATGGCACAGTTCAATGCAATAAAGACAATGCTTCAAGCTGTGCGTAACTTTGTTCCTCTGTTTGTTGACATGACGGAGGATGCGCATGAATACAAGGCTCCGCTGTACTGCACGGTCAGCCTTGATTCAATCCCGAACTCCCGCTATGTGAGAGCGAACAAGATTGATGGTCAGAAGCGCACGATTTCATTGAAAATCAGGGAGGCCAAGTAATGGCTATAACGAAACTAGTAAGTCCAAACACGTCAGTCCCTGTTGTAGAAGGCGATTGGGCTCTTGCCATGGCGCAGGTAACTGCGCTCAAGACAATCATGAGTGGCAATCAGATGGTGCTCACTCAATGGACGAACACCACGACTCTGCCAAAGCTTGCCAACGGTGCGTACATACATCATCTTGGTGCAGTATACAAGGTTGACACCGAGGACTTCACCATTGCGGCTCCAGCGGCTGATGGTACATATTACATACGTCTTGTCGATGACGGTGCTGACTCATTGGATGTCGATTTTGTCACCGACATATCGGGATACTCATGGAATCCAGCATACAATGGCATGTACAACAGTACTTATCAAGTCCTTCCGTATCAGATATCTGTGTCGGGTACTGTCACGGTATTCACCAAGCGCAAGATTCTGAACTTCCATCGGAGCACTGGATTCTTAACCGTGGACTATCTTGGAAACATCATCACTGCCACTATACTTGGCACTGCTATTGTGTGCAACACTGTGGATACAGGACAGGGTGCAAATGAACTGTATGGAATGGATCAAGGCGTGAAGACTACTGATAGTCCAAGTTTTGTAGCAGTAAGTGCTGGCTCCGGTGCATTTACTTCAGCAACAGTGGACTCACTGCCACCTACTTTGTTTGGTGGATATACAAATGCTGGAACTTTGTCTACTGGATATACAATATCTGCAATGAAACTTGGCGAAATTCGTGCCTATACTGTAGGCTTTACAAGTTCAGCTTACCTCATTGGAACACCAACGTCACCAGCAGACTCAAGATATTTTGTTATGTGTAAGTTTATAGATGGCGGTGTGACAACATACAAGAATGACCTTCTAGCTGAAAGCACTGCTATTTCATTTTCTGGAGCAGATGCTGTGTACGTTCTTATCATAAGGATACTATAGATGAGAAAAGCATTGTGCATTCTTATGCTAATTCTTTTGTCCTCATGTTCTCTGGTTGGAACTGTCAATATTGCTTCATCTGATTTGTTTATTGTTGATGGTCAAATGCATAACGAGGTATTAGTACTACTCCCTGTTTATGTATTCAATCCAAATGGTTATAGTATAATTGTATACTGTGACAATAGACCTATCTTAATAAGTGCGTATAATCATGTTTTTTTAAGAAGGAACTAGTAGTGTTAATATTCGAGTACACACGCCGCATGGACTTACAGCCAACAGACCTCATCAACCATGCCCCTCTCATTTGGAGATGGACGAATCCTGCATTGGTTGTGGCTGACTTCTATAGTGTGACTTTTGGTGCGTTGCTCGATGTGTCACCTGCGAACCGCTATATCTTCGTGGACGCCAAAGTTGGAACGAGATTCCTTGCGAACGTGTACACATATGCAGACCTGCTCCTTGTTCCGTACAGCTTCTATTGGGACAGGACGAATCAGATTGGCTATTTCCATTTCCCCTATGATGTGCACCCCTTCACCTTTCCAAGCATGTCGCTCTCACGTGTGTATGGTGCAACGGACGAAGAAGCCATTGTATTCGATGGCATTCTCTATCCTACCATACTTCTCAGCAAGCCTGTCATACGGCGAGAGGTCGAGCCTGTTGTGTATCAGAAGCTCGCCACACAGAGCCTCAGCGTGCAGTTGCGTAACGACATGGTGTACACTATAGACTCCGTGACGAACAAGCCTATTCTCAGTCATCGTTTTGATGACCTCTCGGACATCACAGGGCAGACCACCTATTGGAAGTATGGTGCTGATGGGTGCACATACGAGCAGTTGAAGGTGTTGCACAAGGGAATCATTGTTGACTATGACTTGAAGCCAAATGATGTCACGTTCGAGTGTGATGACAAGCGCACCATGCAGGATGCGGAATGGCCTACCTACACCTATCAGAACGCTGGATATGACGAGGCAGACGTTGAGGAAGGAAAGTTCACGGAACCTATTCCTGACGGATACGGCCCTCATGTCAACATGCCGTGTGTCTGTGTGAACAGGACGAAGTGTGTTCTGGAGTTTGACGAAGATGACGTTATTGTCAACATGCCAGCAAGCAGAGTTCCATATGACTTGCTTACATGGTCGAACAGTGGATTCAGCACGTTCATCAAGTCCAATGTCACGATTGGTGGATTTCCTTACTTCTTCGCGCAGAAGGCCGCCGCAACAGCGAATACTGGAAACATTGTCAAAACATTCCGTGCAACGAATCCTACTCAGAAGTTCAGTGGATACGTCATGCGTGGAACGCAGGGTGGAGTCACACGGCTTGAGCTGTACAACGCCACGGCAACTGTGTCTCTCGCACACCTTGATATCGACATGGGTGCTGAGACCTTTGTGTCAAACTATGGTGGCTTGGAGAATGTGCGTGTCAAGTTCATCAAGAACGATGGCTCGAATGTGCAGTGCTATTACAGCTTTGAGTACACGGCGTTTGACATTACCATTGACAATGTGTTTGCAGTATGGGCTGACACTTCCGCAACGGCTTCCTATGGGTACTTCGCTGGAATCAAGATAACCGATGCTGACTACGCCACATACCGAGTCGCACGCACTGTCACCGCTGATGGACTGCATCTGTATAAAGAGGAAGACGATAAGCTGGTCGAGCTCACCAACATCATTGATATTGACGAAGAGAACGGAACTGTCAGCATACACGATGTGGATGCGCATGCTGATGGCTCATTGTCTGACGATTTGGTCGAGTTGTTCTGCACTGCAAATCTTCGCATGCTTGAGGACGAGGCGACTTTGCATTCGTTGTCGTTTGACGGAACGGATGACCATATTGAGCTTGGAGAACTTCCTGAGCAGACCGATGCTCCGATATCGTTCAGTGCCATGATAAAATGGGGTGGCCAAACAACGCCAGAGTCAGGCATTTGGGGCTATACAAATGCAGGTGGCACGAACTGCCATTTTGAGATACGCTCTGATGGCATGAGGCTTCGCCTTGGAACATTGAACAAGATTGGAATGACATCCCCTCCTGTCAATGAGTGGTGCAAGGTTGCTTTTGAGTATGATGGCAGTGTGATGAATTATTACCTGAATGACGTGCTTGAAGGCACGCTGACAGCGGCTACTGGTGCTATTCTTGGAACAATCGAGCATCATCTTGTAGGCGCAAGTCAGACAGCCGCACCATTTCAAAGGCCGTTCGATGGACTCATCCGTGAGGTGTACATCAACGCCATGCACTATCCGTTTGACGAGGCCGCTGGAACAGAGGTGTTCGACACCACCAACACTGGTGACATCGGGACGATTGACGGTGCTGTCTGGTACTACGAGGACATTCTCGTGGAGAACTCGAACGCATTCAATGTCATCGCAGACCTGAACTATCAAGTGCTCGGACTGCCATATATCGACAGCATGTACCACATAGCCTTGTGCGAGGCTGAGAAGGCCAAACTGTCTGACATATCGCTGTACAAGAACGGCAAGCAGTCAGTGTCATCCATCATAGAGGAAATACAGAACGGAAGTGTCATTGGATTCAGGTATGACGACATAGACAAAATCTACATCATGTGTGATGACCCGAACCGTGTGAAGGCCATGGATATCCTCAGCCACATGATACTGAACAAGGCTGACCTGAGTATCAGGGGCAACATGACATTGTACGCTGACAGGGTTTCGGTTGCATACGGAAATGACGGATGGAAGAAGATTGATGCAACTTATACGAATGATACGTACTCAAACGATGTGCTGTTGCGATACAACTATGAGCGACCGAAGGACTTCCCCTCACTGTTGTTATTGGAATCCGATGCAATCAACAAGAGCATTGTGTTGCTTGAGGACTTGAGTGTGACGAGGCCGCTTGTGAACGTGCATTTGCACGGTCTTGATTTGTTGGACGTTCTCGACCTGTACAGCATTGTGACCGCCGACCTGACTCTTCGAAACAGGCCGTATGTCGGTACGTTGCGCATGCAGGTCATCGGTATTGAAGTGGACACCAAGTTCGAGTTCATATATCTTACGCTACGCCAGAGGGACTATTCGGACTTGGTTGCTGGAATCATAGACTCGTATGGAACGGCGTTCGTCATAGGTCACGAGACTATCGTTATTGGAAGCGGTGAGACCGCTATCGGCACAAAGGAGACATAAGATGCCTAGATATTTGACCACTGCTGACATCAAGAAAATAAGCGAGCTCACGGAAGCAACGGATGCCGCTGGCTCTTGGATGGTGTCCATAGATGATGGCACGAATCCTGTAAAATACATAACTCTTACGAATCTTATGAAGCTCCTTGTTCCGTATAGCGGTGCTGTCACCGACCTGTTGATGGGGGCACACGATGTTACAGCCATGCGCATGAGCATGACGGAAATCTTTCTGTCAACTACGCCACCCGCTGTGATACCCACCACGAAAGGCGCATGCTATTGGGATGCAGATGCCGACACATGGAGCCTCGTGCTTTCCGATGGTGTTGTGTTGCAACTTGGTGAGGAGAACTACACACGCTGTGCACGTGATTCTGCCGCGCCTAATCCTATTGTGAATGGCACGCCTGTATACATCACTGGTGAGTCTGGCCAGAGACCGAAAGTTGATGTCGCTCGTGCTGACGATATTACAAAGATGCACGTTGCTGGCGTATCTACACACGACATCGCGAATCTCGGTCGTATCACCACATTCGGATTGGTGCGTGCCATTCCTCAGACGGTGTTCCCTGCTGGCGAGTCTTGGGTGGCTGGTGACAAACTGTGGCTTGCTCCCACTGGTGGCATGACCAATGTTGAGCCAGCGGCTCCTACCCCGAATGTGCAGGTCGGGCTTGTGCTGAACGTCACTGGCTCCGCAACTTTTGATATGCTGGTATGTGTCGTTCAGGCACAAGGCTTGTACAGTCTGTATGACGTGAACGGCGATGCACCCGATACCACGAACCAGATGCTTGTGTGGAACAACACTCTGTCCTACTGGACGAAGAGCGATGCTCTCATCACGTTGCTCAGTAACTCCTCAGTTGCTGGTTCGATATTGAACCTCATCAAGCTCAATGCTCAGAACGCAGACTATGACCATGCTGTGTCTGGCCTTTCCGCTGTGACACTCAAGACCGCCATTGACGAGCTCGATGGGTTTATTGACACATTGAAGGCAAGTGTATCCACGTCTGGTTCTGTCCTCAAGTCCATCAAGGACAATGCCAAGGATGCCACGTTCACGCCTATCGGGACTATCGCCGCAACCGATATCAAAGGTGCAATCGCAGAGGTCTCCGGTGACGTTGAGCAAACCAAACTCGACCTCCTCGACCTCCGCACCGAAACCGAACACGAAATCCTCCAAATCCAGACTCAAGCTGACACCGTTGCAAAATCCGTGGTTGACGCAAGTGAGATATTCAACCTCGGCTCACCGAATGTCCTGGGCGTGGGGGTAGCAAGTAATTTTGACACCGCAGTTTCGGTCACGGCTCAGGACGGGGCGATGGAAGCTACGTTGGAGGGGAAGACGGGGACGAATGAAGGCACAAACCTTTCATTTGAAAATAGCCTCACAGGATGGACGGACGTTTCAGGTGGTGGTGGATATGCTAGCACACAATCTACTGAGCAAAAACTTGACGGAGCGAACTCTTTAAAAATTGCCTATGCGAACATTTCCGGCTACCGTTGGCAACAATTTACCATTCCATCCGGCTCGGTGGCATTCATATCTGTATGGGCATACTTGTCTGCTTTTACAAGCGGGACCTCCATAGGGTTGATTGTACGCAATGCTGAAAACAACTCAACAATAGCGTCAAGCTATGTAAACACAGCTACGGTGGGGGCATGGCAACGCCTTAGCGTGATAATAGCCGCACCTTCAGCTAATTTAATTGTTAGGCTTGGTACTGTATCAACAGTGACATTGACAATTTATTTTGATGCTGTCCAGTTCATCAACCTCACCTCCCTCGGTCTCGCCACATTATTGAACACCGCCGCCAAAGCGCAAGCCTACTTCTCCAACTACCACCCCGCCACGTTGGGGGTTGGGGAGATGCGCTATAGGACGGTGGGGAAGAATTTGTGCCCAACTGATATAAATGAGTGGGAGCAAGGAACGGTCAACGCACTTACCGGAGTTGCGTCTGCAAGCACCACCAGCATCAGGACGAAAAAATATCATCGCATTCTGTCTAGCGTAATAGTTTCTCCGAGCCAAAAGGTTGGCAGTGGGCTTACGTTGTATGCTATATTCTTTGATGAAAATCTTAATTATGTTTCTTACACAATTACTACGAACTACACAATCCCATCAAATGCACGATTTGTACGTTATAGATTATCATCAGCTACGGCTATCACCACAACAGTAGTTTTGACCGGAGAGCCCCAACTCGAACTCGGCTCCACCGCCACCACCTACGAAGCCTACAAAGACTCCACCGCTTGGACTCCCGAAATCGGGAACCGGTTGCCGAATGCCGTGCATGACGAATATGACGTTGGCACAGGAATAGGTACGCAGAATGTATTTCCTAATTATGTGTTGCAGAGTGCGGATATTACCGATGTTCTCACAAACGGTTCAAATGCTGTCATTGTAAGCACTCGTGAGTTTAGTGATTTGGTGGCTGGTAATTTGAATCGTGAAGTATACTCAGCGTCTTACGGATATCAAACAAATTATGTCGCCGCTGATAATGCTGATAATATTGGTAAATTGTATGTTTTCACTGGAAATAAATATATCCGGTTTGGGCTACCAGTCGGAACTACTCTCGCTCAAGCTCGTACCGCCCTCGCTGGCACAGTAATTTATTATCAACTCGCCACCCCCATCACCACCCAATACGACCCCCAATCCCTCCAATCCTTCCTCGGTGGCTCCATGTACCTCACCAACGGCAAGCGTGACGGGATGGTGTACGCATCGGGGCTTACCTTCCTGTACGATGTGCTGAGCGTTGACTTGCTGTACAAGTTTAGCGGTGGGGTAAAAGTGCCTATCACCAACGCCACGATATCGGGCAAGGTGGTGTCCTCCGTGTCCCTCGCTGACGGCGATATCTGCTACATCGAAGTCACGTTCAAAACCGACCAGAGCCTGTTGCCAGTGGCCAAGACGAAAGTGCCGTACAAGAATCTACGCACTGAGATTGACTCACTGAACACCCCTTCAACCACCTCCACGGCTCTCGGCTATGAAACCATTGTAGACGTTGCCAGCGGTGCGACTGCAACATTGCCAGCAGGGGGCACGTTCAGATGGGAAGTTTACGGATATGGTGCGAACATCGGCGGTGCGAAGAGGGGAACAGCATCGGGCGGGGCAACGCTGACGATGGCAGGGGCAAACGGAAGCCTCTGGTATAGAAGACTGAGTTAGGAGGACATTATGGACGATATAGCAATCAGGGAGATGACAATCAAGGCACTCATAGCGCACGGGCAATTGACGGACGAGGCCCTGCACGAGATTCTGGGCGAGGGGCTGAAGTGGGATGGGGAGAGGGTTGTGGAAAATGTTAGTACCGATTGACAAGCAACTCCATTTCCTCTACTCCTTCGCAATCTTGGTCTGTGTCACGGCATTCACCAAGAACATCCATCTAGGATACCTCACGGCTCTTGCATTTGGCATTGGGAAGGAATGGCACGACAGTAGGCAGAAAGGGAACTATTGGTCATGGGGTGATTTGGTGGCTGATGTGCTGGGTATCCTAACAGGTATTATTATAAGAGGTGTATGATGGAAGTATATCAATTCGTGCTCGACAATATCTCAAAGCTTAGGCAGATGCTGTTTCGCAAGGCTGGTGGACAGATAGGTGACGGTACGAACTATACCGAGTTTGAGTCCACTGGGTTTGCAAAGGCTGTTGGTGATGCATGTGCATATGATGATATTGTGATACGTGCTATAAATTTGAGAGCAGGTGCAACTCCACCAGCATATAACACGTTCCAAGACAGTATTCAAGGTGTGGCCTTTGAGAATCTTGCGTCAGATATAGTGTATGGCTCGTTTGAGATTCCACACACTTACAAGGAAGGCTCTGATTTGGAAGTGCACCTGCACTGGTCTCCGTCTTCAACGAACACAGGTCGTTGTGACTGGGTGATGAAATACACCTATGCAAACATGAATGGTGTATTTGGTGCTGAGGAGACACTTACATTCCAGCAGGAAGGTTCAGGTGTGGTAAATAAGAACCAGTATGTGAGTGCGAATGTATTCATTGACGGTACTGCAAAGGCATTGAAGATTGGTGCAGTGTTCTTGTTTGCGCTCTCTCGTCCTACAGGTGATGCATTCACTGGTGATGCGTTTTTACATGAAGTCGGAGTACACTACCAAAGGGACACACTAGGTAGCCGTCAAATGTCTATAAAATAGGAGGTTGCTTGTATGAATCAGGTTGTTGTAGACGTATGTACAGGAGTGGCAGTTGTTGCAGGAGGAGGGATAGTGATGTTTGCAGGTACACTATTTGTTAAGCGTGTTAATGGATTCTTCCATCGTGTGAACAGTGCGCTTATAACACTGCAATCAACTGGTGCTACCATAGCCTTGATGCAAACTAATTCTGCAAAACGTATTCAAGAGAACAGGATTATATTCAGAGCATTACGCAGTATCATAGACGCGCTTCAGACAGGTGTTGCGAACGGCAATGTTGCTGAGGCGAAGCATGATATCGATAAATATCTCAATGAATGCATTGACTAGAGGTGTATGATGAATATTAAAGAAAGCAATGTTCCAAAGAATAGCATGTTGCAAGACCCTGTAGGTGATACTAGCTCTAAGCGTGTTGTTGGTTTTTTATCTCTTTGTGTGGCATTATCTGGCTATTTGCTAATAGTCATAACAGGAAAAGCAATGCCAGAGATGGTGCTTAACATGTTTAATTCTTTGCTGATATATTCGGCTGTATGTTTTAGTTTGACATTACCGGAGCATGTGTCAACAACGCTGTACAAGGAGTGATACAAATGAAGATATTGGATTGGATTAAAGTTGGTTTCTTTGCTGTGCTGACAGTGTTTGGTGCTGTACTCGGGTTCCGTGTAAAGGGCTTGAAGAAGAAAGTCGCTAAGCAAGAGCAACAAATCAAACAAGATGCAGTGCAGAAGGACGTTTATGTGAAGAACATCACGATTACTGAAGAACTGCATAAATCAGAAGTGCTGATAGAAAACAATCAGAAGAAAACAGAGGAGATATTGAAAAATGCAGATAAGGCTAAAGTCAATGTTGTCGGCAATTCTATTGTTGACGATTTTAATGCTAGGCATAAGTTGTAATACAACCGTACCGACACAGATAGTGGTTCCTGAGTTTGCGTCACAGCCTTCAGCACCCACACTTATAAATATACCGGAAGATTTGGAGTCAGCCAATGTAAACCTGACTATCAACCTGTCACGCTTGGATGCGTACACTCAGAAATTGGAGCAGTATATCTTCTACCTTAAAGTGTATTACCTGAGTGTGATTCAGATACTGTCACAATGAAAAGAGCCCCCTTAAGAGGGGACTTCGTTATGCAATGATGAGCACATAAAAAAGCCCCCTTAAGAGGGGGCTTTTATATTGAGAAAGAAATCGTCCAGTGTATCAACCGTCACGTATCTCAATGGACTTACAAGTCCTATAAGAGCCCTGTGGAAGTCAGACCTGTCATAGTCCTCCTGTATGCTCTCGTTCACAGCGAAGAAGAATCCCAAATCAGTCACGATACCAAGCACCGACAATCCACCCTTGCGGTAGTAGCTCCTGAGCCATGCGTACTGTGCTGGCCTGAATGGAATCTTCACGAGGCCAGTGCGCTTCGCCGTGACAGTCAACGCCTTGGCCTCCATCCACCCCGAGCAATTCACGTTCACCAAGTGCATGTCGGGCGTCCCGAGGTTCAGCTTGTTCTCCACACGGTAGAACTTGGTGCTCGTTGCTTTCTCTTTCACTGTGTCATATAATTTGCTTTCCAGCATGTGTCACCTCCCTCACCCTGTATGTACGTGGTCGTATTGCAAGGAACGACACCTCATCGACACTGAGCTCACGACCGTGCTTGTCCTTCGGTATCCTCATCTGTATCTCAGTGTACAGACCCGTCTTCGCCGCTAGATTGTATGGCAACACACCGTACACATGTTTCCCAATGACGTCCGAGACATCTGCATACGACATGCACGGCGTGCCTTCAGCCACCATTCCTATCTTCACGAGATATTTGTACAATGACAAATGCCGTGTGACAACTAAACTTTCCATCTTGTATACCATCCTTCTGCAATCATTTCGTTGCCTTGGCTTTCTTTTCCGCTTTGATGTCTTTGCATAGCTGGATGATTCGTCCAACTTCTTCTTCCACATTCTCGTCTGTAAGTCCTGCAAGCCAATCATCCTGTGTGATGTCCAAATCTGTGAAGTCCAGTTCGCTCACGCTTGCCCAATCCGCACCAATCTCAAGCTCGGCCTTCAGAGGAACACGAAGTTTGTATGCGTTCTCCATCAGACTCTTGACACGGAATATCTCACGGATACCCTTGGCAGTCTTCGGCACGGATATGTCAAGCTCATCATGCACGGTCAAATGCCATGACAAAGTATCAAGGACACCGGACTTGTACACATCGACCATCGCTTTCTTCATGATGTCAGCGGCACTGCCTTGTATGAGCCTGTTCATCATGATGTACGTCTTGTCTCGATCGATGAGCCTCGAACGCCGACCAGCGAGTGTCCTGATATAACCTCTGGACTTTGCAACATCGCCAACGCTGTTCATTGTCATCTTCACGTACGGTGCGTTCTCGTGGTACACGGACAGCATGGCTTCTGCATAGTCCTTCGCCCAACCAAACAGACGTGACATCTTCTTTCGTCCCATGCCGTACATACAGCCAAAGTTCATGTTCTTTGCAGAGCTTCTTCCGAGCCCTGTAAGGTTCATGATATATTGGTGGTAGTCCGTGTGCGGGTCGTTGTTGTATGTGTCAACAAGCTCCCTGCTCCCTGTGCCACTCGCATAGTGAGCAAGACAGCGGTACTCGACCTGTGAGTAATCGAGCTTCGCCCACCAACAATTCGGCAAAGGCTTGAACGGCTCACGGCACAGCTTGCCCCAATACTTGTCGCGTCCAGTGGATGGAATCTGCTGAAGATTTGGATTGCTCATGCTGAAACGTCCAGAGCGTGTGCCATAGTCATCGGTCTTCATCGTGTGGATTGTCGGGTGGATTCTGCCATCAGGACACATGGTCTTCTTCAACGAACCTTGCAGGAACGTGCCAATCATCTTGTTGGCCTTGCGTATGAACAGTATGTCCTTGAGCATCTTGTTCATCTCAACATCCTCATCGTCACCGAAGTTCTTGTCAATGGCCTCGAAGAAGTCTTTTCCAATTGTTGGCCGACACGTTCCAAGAGCCTTGTGCCGTCCACCAGTGATGTCAAGAAGAGTGTCGGACATCGTGCCTTCCTTGATGCACTCCATGATATCCTGAGCTTCCTCGTACGACACAATCTCCTCGACTTCCTTGCCACGGTTGTTTGTGTACGTGAACTTGTACGGATGCTGGATACCAAGCCTGTCGAACAATTCCTTGAGTTGCTTCGGGCTGTTCAGGTTTATCTTGCCATGTTCACGCTCGAATGCAATCTCACACTCTTCCTTCCTACATGTGGCAAGATATGAGTTGACATCACGCACTGATGCATCGACAGGTGTTCCAGTCATCTGCATATGGAGCTTGGCACGCAACAGGTCTGTCTCCATCTTGAACAATGGAATCAAGTCCTGCTCTTCCATGAGCTTCCATTGGATGTCAAAGATTGCAAGCGGCTCTCGCACATCATCGAGCGCATACTTGTACACAAGGAAGTATGGCATTTTCCACAGCCATTTCCGTGCATCGCCCGTCCAGCCATTCTGTGCACAATACTCATCAATCTCAGTCTTGAATTTTCCCTTACCGAGATACTTGTGCGCTTGGAAGTCCAAGCTGTATTGTCCCTGATTCTCATCCAACAAAGGCTCCGCCACCTGTATGTCATACAGGTCTCCGTTGACCTTCAGGCATATGCCCTTGCCACGCCATGCGAACTTGGACGTATCGCCTTTCCAGTTCTCCAACCAATCCACATCATACGTGATGTTCGCTCCGAGCTTCGGCATTGGCATTGCAAGCACATAGCGCAAGTATTCCACGTTCTGCTCTCGCTCTTTCGCCGTACAGTCGTTGTGCCCGATGTTGTAGTACTCTGCGAAGCCAGCATCGTCTGCAATCGCCACGCCAAGAATATAGCCATCATTGCGGTACACGCCTGGCCCTAAATCATCGGAAATTCCTGGGTCATACGTTTCTATGTCCACGCATAGTATCTTCGATTTGCTTACGTCTTTGTATTTAGCCATTCTTCTTGTCCCTCAATGCGTTGCGTAGGCTTGCCGCCTCGATGTAACATTTGTGGCTACAGTATCTCTGCAAGCCGTGCGCCGATTCAAACTCAGCACCACAGTGCAAGCACTTGCGTACAGTTGGTTCGATTCTTGTGTAGTAGATACCACCTGCTTTCGCCTTCTCATAGCATGTGTGTGAACAGAACCTCTTGTTGCTGATGCTTGTTTGGAACGTCACGCCACACTGCTCACACACATGGTCTTCAATAGGTCTCTTCGTGCGTTGCTTGTAATTCTTGAACACAATGTCCCTGCATTTCTCCGAGCAGTATTTCTGATTGTTTCTGTAAGGCGTGAACACCTTTCCGCATAGTCCACACTTCCTTCTGATGTCTTCCATGATTCCTCCGAAACTGACCTTTTCCAGTCATGCCAGATTATTGATTGTCGAACTAAGTAGCCATGGGTGGCATACTTATATGTCCTGAATATAGTCCCTACAAATCATTGATTGGACAATGACTATAGGAACGTCTTTCCCTGCTTCTCAGGCTCACGTTTCTCCACATCGAGACCGAGTGTAAGCTGTTTATCGTCCTCGATGAGTTTGTCGAGAGCCTTCTTCAACGCCTGTATGCGTGCCAACTCGTTGTATGCCTTTGACTCCAACACACCAAGCTTATCCCGAAATTCTTGAACTTTCATCTTTCATCTCCTTAATCTTCTTGCGTGCCACATCAGCCTGCATCATGGCATAGTTTGCTACATCCACACATTCACCGATAATGCGCTCGTAGCTTGCAATGTCCTTTCTTGGATTGCGTAGCTCATCCATGAGCTCTTCATCCTCCTCGTGCATCATGCAATTCAATGCCTCAATGCTAAACTTTGTCCAATCACCACGCTCAATGCGCTTTGTCAATTTCTTTGACATCTCGTTCCTGAACCAGTCCAATGCATAGGCTCTCCGCACCATCTCGTGCGTGGCATTCGCCCTGTCATTCATACACAAACTCCTCCTGATATACTCTCTTCGGTCGCTGAAACTCAGCGAAGCTCTCCACATCCATATAGTTGTCATAGCCGTAATTTGAATTGCTATGCACGATATGCAGTTCCTTCTTGGCTCGTGTGCAAGCGACATACAAACATCTAAGCTCCGAATCCTCGTGCTTTAGATAGTTGTCACGTACGTTCTTGGTCACGTCAAGCATGACGACCACCTTGTCTGCTTCGCCACCCTTCACACCATGTATGGTGTTTATCATGAGCCGCCTATCATACACATTCGGTCTGTGAGCAATCAAGTCCCTGTAGTAGTTTGCATCATCAATATCAAGATTGAATCGCTTGTACCAAGGCTCTGTGTTGCCCATGTCATTGCGCAGAAAGTGCGCTGTCACGAGCCTATCTACTTCACTCTTATAGTTACCTGTCTTACGCATCTGCTCATATGCATTGATTGCCCTGATGACTTTTTCATCGACAGAATGCTCGGTTTTGTCAACATAAGCAAAGCCTCTTTTCCGTAGCATCTCCCTGTACTGCTTGAGATACATATTGTTTCGTGACAGGAAGTAATAAGATGACGTTGCATCAATCTCGATGTCTTCAATGCTGTTATGAAAGTATACTATACCACCCGACATGTTTGGAGCGAACTTCTTCTCTACACGTTGGCTCATCATGTCGGTTATGTGTGTCGAGAAGTTCAGGATGTGTGAGGGCATACGGTTGCTCTTCTCAAGCACCACTTTGTTGCCAGCAAGATTCAAGAAATGCTCAACGTCTGCACCGTTCCATTCATAAATTGCTTGGTCATCATCACCTGCAATGTACACGTGATCACAATCACCGAACGCAATCTCACACATCTTCCACTGCAACGTGGTCAAGTCCTGAGCCTCATCAATGATTGCAATCTTTACTGGCACTGGCTGTCCTGATTCAACAAAGAACGAAATCATGTCAGTGAAATCAGCATAGCCATGGCGTGCCTTGTACGCATCATAGCTCTTCGCCACAACTTCAAACGAGCGCATGTTGATATCAAGCGCACAGCTCTCAGCCGCTTTGGGATTGTTCTTGCGTAGGAAATAATAGAACAGATACTTGTCATCATCGCTGTTGAAATCCTCAGTGTAGTATCCTGTGAAGTTCATGTTCATGAGGTCTGAGAATTGTTTGTACTGCTTGCGCCCCATAATGTCGTCACGTGCAAGTTGAGCCTGTGCATACGCTATCGAGTGCAGTGTCCTGAAATACGGAAACTCCTCACTCGCATATCCAAATCTCTCCATCGCACGTGTTCTACCCTCATAAGCACCCTTCTTGGTGAACGACACGAAAGCTATCTCTGATGGTTTGTAGTCCTCAAGAAGTTTTTCGAGAAGGTTCAATAGATACCAAGTCTTGCCACAACCTGGCCCTCCGTATATGATTGTCTGTTTCAATATGCGTTCTCCTTCAATCCAGCCGCATCTGCCGCTTCAAGTTCTTTCACAGCACCTTCGATGTCCACCATGTCTTCGTTCTCCTGTAGATTCTTTGCATACGCTATCTGGTCTATTGCGTACAGCCTGTACTGCTTCGCCTTGTCTCCTGTCCCAATACGCACACGCACATCATAGCATCCAAAATCTCTCATTTTTGAGTGCATTTCTGCTGGCTGATAGTGCTTGAACTGTTTCGTGATGAACACAAAGTCCGTCAGGTCTCGTGGCTTGAACAGATACCTCGATGCTTTGTCATCAAAGAAGACACGCTTCTGGTTCACACCTTCAAGTGTGACTGCTGGCGCACGTCCAGTTATGAAATCGCATATCAATGACTTCAAGATGGATATCGGTGACGTATCGAACGTCATCTCAATTGCTATAATCTTTATGTCAACAAGAGCATCACGCACCAGCTTCGCCCATGACTCGACCTTGAGCTTCGGAGGTAGGACGTACAATTCACGGAAACACAACTGCTGAAAAGTATCCTGATGTATTATCTCCAATTCATTCTTGAAACGTAAGCACTTCCACTCCGTATCACCCTGTGCACGGATGAGCCACTCGTAGTACGGAACATCCTGCTTGTACTGCGTAAGCTGTCCATATTCTAGGTTTGAGAAGTATCCGTCCGTCTTTCCCACACCAAACTCACGCATCTTGCACTCGGTCTTGTTGCAATACTCAACGCATGGAAACTCCTTGCACCTGTAGTTGTAGTCTTTCTTCCTCAGTGAGTTTATGACGGTCAGTTCTAGCTCATTGTTGGTGACAGGAGCTTTCATCGAGTTATTCACTTCATACAAGTACTGCTCAAAGAACGCCTCGTTCTTCTTCTTCAAGTAAGCACCAAATGAGAACAGATAGTTGTTCCGACCTTCATTCTCACCAACGGCGTTCAACAACCAGATTGTCTGCAAGCATGGGGGTGCATCGCTGTACGGCAGTTGATTGATGAAAGACAGTACTTCCTCAATCGTCTTCACCTTGCTCTTGACGTACAACAATGCTTCCTCAAGTGTAGCCGAGTGTCCTTCGATAATCGCCGCTTGCCGTGTGTTCTCCACATTGTAATATGGAAGGTTTATCCAGTTGCCAACGCTTCCAGCTTGCACACGTGCTTGCTTCGGAAAAATCTCTATGAGAACGTTGCGCTGTTTCTTGACAAACACGTCCATCATGAGGACTGAAGCCATCTTGCGTGTCGCCTCTATCGCATCCTTCGCCTGTGTCCACTCTTTCAGGAACATATAGATATGCAATCCACCTGATTTGGACTTGAAAGGAACAAGAGGAAAGTTGTTGCGTTCTATAGCTTGTATGAATATGTCAAGACTTGTGTCATAAATGTCAATGTCAATAACCGTGAATCTGCACTCGCCTTCTTTATTTACAGGCACAACTCCCAAGCCCATCTTTCCATCAAGGTGAGCTTGGTACAATTCCTGTGTGACGAGCTTATCTTTTACCGTTCTATTGTCGCCCTTCTCCTTCGCACCATCCTGAAAGTTATACGTGTGCTGTCCGTACCCTGTTTCAGAACCTTTGAAGAATGAAGCGAACTCAGATATTTGATATGCTGATACGCCCATGGTGTCACACCTTCTTTGATTTGTTGTACTTATTGTATGTCGTGTAATAGAAGTCGCACAGAGTCTTGTCGGACTCTATAAAAGATATGAACTTTCTGATTTGTGCTGAAAGCTCATCACGTAGCTGGTCAAAGCTATCCACATGGAAATGAACCTCGTGGACATCTTTCAGTTTGTCACACTTGTCGTCCAGCCACTCACATACAAGATATGTGAAATCTGGAATCAATGTTGCAAGAGGATACACACGGTGTTGCCATTTCGTGAGGAACTGGCTGTCACCTTTAAAGTTGGCTGTCGTTTTGATATCGACAATCTCTTTTGGCTCGGTCTTCTTCAGGCAGTCAATGACACCACCGATGTAATATTCAACACCATCAACTGTTATGGTGAAGCTGACCTTCTGCTGGAAGAAGAAGCCTTGCAATCTTCTAAGGACTTTCATGTAATTGTCGGAATATGTAAGAGTGCTCAAGTCCTTGAACACATCTTCATACACGTGCTGTTCAAAAGCTGTCCCTGCTTCCATGGCAGGAGTCGGCTTCCATGGCTGTCTGCTCAACGTTCCTGTGAGGTCATTGAGTGCTTTCTCTCTCCAACTTGGAGGACACTTCATGAGCCAGTCGTAGCTATCCAATAATGTCGGTGCAATAAGTAATGACATGATACTCTCCTATGAATGATGTGATGTGTGAAGACAAACCATGCCCACCAATTGTATGATGGGCATAGCATATGTGATTCTAGTAAGAGTGCTCTGCTGTGATGGCCTTCTGCGCCGTTCCTGTGCCACCTTCAATGAGGCTGTAGTCCACGCTCTTCTGCTCAAGGAGCTTGCGCTGTTCGACCGCTTCGAGATACAGTTTCTCGTCCACGTAGCCTTTGAAGCTGTACGTCAACTGCCACCATGTCTGTTCCCCGTTGTCCACTTCCACGCTCTCAGCGGTGTACACTTGGTGGTACGGAAGCGCACGTGTTCCATCTGCAAACCTGTTGGACAGCATCATGGAGTTGAGCTTCTTTGCATTCTTGATGTCTGCGGAGTCTGCTGAGAACACGACAACACCGTCAGCCTCATGTCCCTGAATGACCCAATAGAACATGTAGGTGTCTTGGAGCAGGTTGCCTTCACGTGTGACCCATTTGCCAAACACGGTCTTGTCCACAGCCTTCTGCTCGGCTTGCACTGGTGTGTGGTATCCAACGAATCCGCCACGGTTTGGTTTCCACTCGACAAAGATGTGCTCAAACTTCACGACCGTGAAGTCAACAATCTTTCCGTAGTTCTTGTGTGTGATTGTATTCACCAAGTCACCAATGGATGCACCTTCGATGTATTCATTTCTCTTTCTGCTGAGTTCAGGGCTCTGCGCATTGAGCACTTTGATGAACGGAATTGCCATGGTGTTGACGTTGAGGTCTTCAAATCCATGTGCCGAGTCTCCTGTGTTCAGGAATGCTGGTGCGCTCGTCTTCTTCAATTCAATGTCTGTTGCTTTCTTGTCATCTGCCATCTTCGTATCTCCTATTTAATCTTCGTCTTACTAAGTAAGAACACACTGCACCAATCTGGTAGCGATGAAACTGGAACATATTTGCCTGTTATGTATCCAACTTCCCTTTCTTCCCCTTCGACATCAAGACCACACAACGTCTTGAAGAATTTCTTCAACGTTTGAGGATGCACGTTCCTGTCGGCACTGTATGGAACATCATTTTTGTCAAAGAACTCAAATATCTGTTTCAACAAATCCGATGGAACACGGTCTACGGCGAACATCGTCTTGATGATGTCGTCCTCTTTACGTTCGGCAAGCCATTTGAAGAACGCCTCACGGTCTTTGATTGTTACGTTTGCATCGTCCTTAATCTCCACAACCTTGCCATTTGAGAGCTTAATACGTGACAAACCTTTCGATTTCAGCAGGTTCGGTATCTCTTCCATAGAGACACGCTTCAATGACTCTTCAGCCACTTTCAACTGCTGTTCCAAATAACTGACGGTCTCCTGCAACTCCAATTGTCTCTGCACGAGTTGATTGAGCACCGAGAGAGAGTCTCCACTGACAGCTTCAACTATCTCTTCATTCTTGAGAAACGATGGTCGTTCGTTCATCCACACACTCCTTAATAATCTGCCTCTTCCGTATCCTTCAGCATGTCCTCAACCGACATGTCTTTGAAGTAATCATTCATGTCACGCCCACGTCCGATGTTCTCATGCACTTTCTCGTCCATGGTGTGCTTGTACACGATGTCCTTGTATACACATGTTCCAATCATGCCATTGCGGTGCGACCTGTCCTCAGCCTGAAGCCTGTCCTCGACCTTGTACGTGTTGCTGTAGAAATACTGCAACGTTGCGTGCTGGAAGTTGAGCCCGAAGCCACCTGTTGCGGTGTTCCCTATGAAGATGTCGTACTTGCCAGCTTTGAAGTCGTTCGCAATCTCAGCACGCTTCTCGGAATCCACACCACCATAGTACAGAGCGCAATTGTACGTCTTTGACAGAGCCTTGTGCACCGCTTGAAGCTCGGCAACAAACGCACACCACACGATGACCTTTGTCGTCTCGAAATTGACCTCTTCCAAATCATCGAGCAACGCATTTATCTTTGCATTCTTGTCGGATATTGGCACAGCCACACGTTCTTCCTTGGCCTCGACATCATACGGAAAGAATCCACCACACACCTGCATGAGCCGTAGCGTGAGAGACATCTTGTTCGTGACAGTGAGTTCCTGCCCACGATACTCGGCATACAGTTTCTCTTTCAGATTCTTGTACACAGTCTGCTGTTCCTCTGGCATATCAACAAAAACGGTCTCGTACACCTTCGGAGGCAGGTCTAGACAATCCGTCTTGAGCGCAACCATCGTGAGAGGCTCAATCAATTTCTTGAGCTGTTCAAGATTCTTGAACTTCTGGAAGGTGTCGTGGGTGTCGATGTACTTCACGTTTGACTCTGACACACCGTGCATCGCACCTATGCGCTCATAATCCACCGCTGTAAGAACAGGCTCGTAGCCTCGTAGAGCTATGTCCTTCTTGTCCATCGCTATGTGATGCTTGACGATTGCGAACGTCTTCTCATCGATAAGAGTGTTGTACGGCTTGCCTGTTATCGGATTGGCAGAGCGCATCATGATTCCGAATCTGTGCTCAAACACAAAATAATTGCAGTCAAAGTAATTCTTCTTCAAGAACTCGAACTGTGACCACAGATTGAACGGCGATTTCGTGACAGGCGTTCCAGTGAGTATGCATCTGCATCCGTACTTTTGTAGCAGGTGTATGTTCTTGGAGCGCACGGCGTTTGGATTCTTGATACGTGTTGACTCATCCAGTATAATCATGACACGGTTTGTCTTCACGAATGAAGCGACATACGGAATATGTGTCTTGGTCTGGAACGCTTCGACATTGATTGCGAACACTTTCAGAAATTCAATCTTGTTTGATAGGAAGAATCTCAAAGAGTTTTCGTAGTAACGTCTATGCAGGTGTGAAGCCTTATATTTGACTGCTTTGTACGGCACGCCACAATGTAATGGGAACTGCTCATCAATCCACTGCGTGTGTATGTTGTTTGGAGCTATCACCATGACTGCATCTATCTCTCCCTTCAAATATTTATGAACGGCTATGTCAATGGCGGTCTTGCTCTTTCCTGTTCCCATGTCAAAGAAAAGCGCAAATGCGTCCATGTCTTTGAATTTGTCAAAGGCTTCCTGTTGATGCTTGTAGGGCTGTGTTTTAAATATCATTTTCTTCCATTGCTTCCTTCACAGTCTTGTAATGAATGCATGACAAACACTCGTGACCGCAATGCAGAACGACCCTCGTTCCACAAAAGCCGACAGACGTGCATACAATCAACTCATCGTCCTGAAACTCGAAGTGAAACACTGCATCATCGTCACGTCCCTGCATCCTGAACGGATACTCATGGAGCTCAGACAACGGCACGAAAGGCTTGTCAAAAGCATACACAGCCTTCAGCTTCCTCAGCGAGTTTCCGTAGGTCAGCAACCTGCGTACCGTGGATACACTGCGACCTATCAGGTTTGCAAAACCCTCGATTGTCACGCAATCTATACCTTCAAGTTCTGCAACTGGTATTCCGTGAACTTTCTTCATTTCTATATCTCCTTACATTAAATGTAACTGGTATGCTTAATATAATAGCATATGTCTCAACTAAAGTCAAGTACTTTTATCAAAACATATGCTAGTTTTGACTCGTGACATCACCCCTATGTACAGGAGCGAGCTCTGTATTGTGGCGTTCACCACCCACCATGTCCACCGTGGTCATTCGAATTTCCGCCCTTGCCCCTCTGTGTGTCGGGGAGCCCTTTCGTGAGCATGTGCACTGCATAGATGAACAGCACTACGAATGCGACAGGAAAGAACAGTATCCCCAACACAACCTTCACCCACAGTGGTATCTCATTCTTTGTCATGCTCGGCCTCATATGGATATGCGTAACGCCACGATTCTCCGTGGTTGTCCACAAAAGGCCGTTCCCTTCTCGTGCTGAACCCTGCCAGTCGCTTGAGTCTGTCGATGTTCTGAGCATCCACGTGAACTGCAATCGTCTCAAGATGATTGCCGAGCCAGAACTGCTTCAACTCCATGCCATGTGCCTGTGTAGCAAGATGCAACACCTTGCTCTGGTCATAGTGCTCATGCTCTTCACATGGTCTGTCGAACGAGTAACCGCTACGTGACATGCGCCCATTGGCATACAGCTTGTTCACTGTGACCTCATGAAGCCCTGTATACTCAGCGACAGCTTCAGAACCGTACAGTGACGTCACATAAGTGCCATGCTTGTATATGTCCATTTTCTTCTTGTTGTTCATGGTGTACTCCTAATCAAATGGATACGCACGCTGTGCGGCCTTGTCCTCATCGACCTGCTCGGTGCAGTCAAAGCGACAACAGTTCATAGCACCTTCAAAATCGCTGAACACACCATCACACTGTGGGCATACATATATATGCTGTGAAGTGCTCTCAATGTATTCTTCCTTTTCTTCAACTGTCAAGAATCTCATGAACTCCTCCTCTCGTCACGCTTTCGGTACAAGTCCATCTTTTCATCGGCTGGCTTGTCCGATGCGCACAGTTTCAAATGACGGACTTCACAGTGATGTGCCTTATCCAGCTTGCACATCCAGTTGTGTAGCCACGAATCGCTTGCACCTGCTGGATACACACCGAGCACTTCGTTGCAATCCACGCACCGTATCTCCCAATATCCGTTTGCGAACTGCTTCTTCAGTCCTTCAAGCTTCTGACGCTTCGGCATACACAGTCTCCTTTAATATGTAGTCATACACGTTCGGAAAATACGGCTTTATCAATCTCAGCATGGAAGCCGCAAACCATCTCGTCTCACTCTGCGCATGAGGACTGACACGTTGCTTGCACATGCCGATGAAATTGCGTAGGTCATACTGGATGTACACCGTGGTCATTGTGCCGAGCAACAGGACGTTGCGTGCATCTTCACGTGCGACACCAGCTTCAACCATATCATTGTACAGTGCAAGCGACTCAGCCTTCAACTTGTCAATCCTACTTGATATCTCAGGATTTCTTCGGCACTTCAAGGACACATATGCATCGGGTGGTGCATCGGTGTGGCGCAATGACCTCTCGTTGTAATGTGCCATGCGATGTCTCATCAACTGCCGTGCTACCGTGATTGGGCAGTGGAGCTCAAACGTGATGCTTCCAAACTCCAACGGTGACAGGTGTCCCCATGACAGGAGCTTCTTCACGTCAGGGCCTGTTGCACTGTCACGTGACACACCTGCAATCTTGCTGATATCCTGTTCATCGATATTGGATATGTATGCAAGTCTCACGTATCCATATCCATGACTGTCTATCTTATCCATTTGCAGTCTCCTTTAATATTTGCATACCACAATCTCTCCTTTGTATCTGCGTGCGTTTGTCCAAATTGTCACAGTGTACGGTTTTCGCTCGATAAACTTTACTTTGTGAAAATCGTCAACGCATATGAAGCCGCTGTTGTCAGGGCATAGACCTTCAAAAATTCTTTGATGCCATGTGTCCTCATCGTCTTCCTTGACCTCTATAATCTCACCATATTTTGGTGCCCACTCACGAAGTTCCAGCACTCCACCGTTCTTTTCAAAGCGTGCCTTGTCAACCTCGACCACATAGTCAGGATACGTCTTGAGCCCCTGCACATACTCAATGAACGTCTGCGTGCCACGTTTCTTCCTGTGCCATTCGACAAACAATGCATCGCACATGAGGTGCGCCAAGTGTGACAGGCCGGATTCAGGGTCGAGCTCTTCCTCTTCCACGAAATACTTCACCCAATGTCGCATGATTGCATCTGCGTACGCACCGAAGTGCTGAACTTTCTTCCAATTGTCCATGGCGTACTTGGTCTTCGCACCATACTCAAGCACCTTCACGACCTCTTCCAGAGCATCCATCGGAAGCAACGTCCACCGTGTCTTCCCTTTTGTTTCCTTGAATCCTTCGCTCATTTTATAATCTCCTTGTCATGCACAGTGCCAACAAATTTGACATGCCTCTTCACGTTGTTAAGCCATGACATGTCACGCCAATTTGTGAATCCGCCTCTAGTCCTATGAAACCTATCATTGCACACAAATTCACACAGAGAGCTTGAGTACTCAACTGTGTATTTTGTATTGTTATGCTCAAGGATATCACCTTCAAAAAATGTTGGTAGCCCGTCACACAAAATACCTACAGACTGTCCAATAGTTTTTTTAAGCACTTCATAGAATCCATAGCCAAAATCAACATCGTTTAAGTCACCTGTTACATAGGGACAGATATAGAGCTTGTCATTCATTTTGAGAAGACTTCCGTATATCCATTCCTTTGTATCAGCACGCTGTCCTCTGAATATCACATCGTGCATGCTACGCTCCTTTTTCTGGTGTCGGGCATGGCGTGACGACCGCTTCCACCTCGACCTCGGTGTCGTCACCATCGGTAGCCACATCGTCAAACTCAAGGTCTGAGTCCGTGACGAGCGTGTTCTCAATCTTGAGATTGTACATGGTCTGCATCGGTATGAATATCTCGATGCTCGATGCATCACCGTACAATTTCCTCAGCATGCGGAGGTCAAGCTTGACCTTCACCCTCTGCACGTTCACGGATGTCTCCAAGCTCGCCTTGAAGCACGAGCCTTCAAATTCTTTCACTGGCATTATAGCCATACATTGCTCCTTAAGTGGCGCACGGCACTCAACGAATGACGTGCACCGTGTATAATGACCCATGCAACGCATGAGAGGGCAAACATAGATACAACGTGCGTGAGGACTCACACCATTGCGAATCTTCCATTGGTGAGGTCAGCGACCGTACCTTTGACCGAAACCTTCTTGTCATAGTACGGCATGAGCTTCTCCATACCGACATGACAGCAATCCATGTGCTTCAGGACTGCGTTGCACGTTGCAGAGAACTCCTCAAAGCTCCCACCGTCCCAATTGCACAGTGCATCGAGCTCACGTTGCTTCTGCTCCTTTTCTTCAGCCTCAAGCTCCGCAATGCGTGCACGGTACTTCGTCACAAGGTCAGCAATTGTATCATAGTCACGCCCGAAGAGTGCATTGCGCATGAAAGGTGGCGTTGTCCCGCTGTTCCCATTGTCTGCAATGTACACCATGTCTTCCAGCGCATCGGCCATGTCACACAAGTCTGGAAGCTCACGTACTACTGTCGTATCAAGACTGAGCCCCTTCATGGTTCTCAGGTATTTCTGCCCGATTTCATACAATCTCGGCACGCTCCTGTCCTTCTGGATAATCATCCGGCGCAGTGCGCTTTCCTTCTCATTGAAAGTCTCACGCATCTTGTCCATCTCCTGTGCTTGATCATGCTTCTCATGCCGTAATGCATTAAGTTCAAGCTCCAAGCGATTCACGTCACCCACCGTTCTCTTTGAACGTCTCTTGTCAGTCACCTCGTCCCTCCATATCATCTGAGCATTCTTGTTCATTCCTTCATCCTTCCTTTGCACGCTTTGTGCATCCAGTATAGTTTGCTTTATGCCATCAAAAGACGGCTTTAGTCCAGTGCCAATCCAGCCTGTAAGAACATGTGGTTCACTGAGTGTCCCGTTGTACAGTCTAGTGCATTCACCAGTCCTTTTGTTCAAAAGGAAGCCATATAATGAGAATTGTTTGACTCGCTGTGTCTGCGCTTCCAAATTGAAAATGTCAGGATTCTCCAATGCACACACACGTGCTTCAAAAGCACCAAATTGTATATTGCCTATTCTTTTCAGCATCTCACGGTAGGTGACTGGCTCTATTGATGCACATTCATTGAATACACCAGTGAACACGTTCTCCTTCAACATCCTCCACCTCTCAAACTCACCAATCTCCTTGGCATATCTTGAGGCACTGCCTAGACGTGAATGCACTATGAACCATTGTGCCAAGCTTGGTAAACCAACGTACTCACCATGTGAGCCTAGCCAGCACTCCTTTGAACCTATCCAACACTCATGTAGCTTTTTGTATGCCATTGTTCCATTGTACTTGCTTAGAATGCCTAGCACATGCATCTCTTGCTCTGCTGTTACAGTGTTCTCAAACATACCAGTGCTTCCATGACTCCAATCACCTTCAAGTTCCTTCTTCAAGGCAGACATATCGTGTGACATGTCACGTGCAGCCTCACCACTCTTTTTTATAAAGTCTTGCAACGTACGTGCACCATCACAAAGCTCTTTAAACGTACACTGTTTCATAGCATCTCCTTCATGAGTCATACAATACATAGCCTCTTCCACACAAGTAGCCATTCTCGTGTATGCCGTAATCAGTACGCACGAGCTTCCGTGCTTTCAGTTCCTTCATGACTTTTGTAAGCAAACGTCTAGTGTCTTTGTTGACAGGCAACAGAAGCTCATTTAGGATTGTCTTTTTCGTTGCAATGTAGTTGTCCTCGGAGTACTGTTTCACGATGTTCATTACACTGTCATACTCAATCTTATTCTCAACTACCACCATGTTTCTCACCTCTCTTCTCCCTGCCCTTCACGGTCAGGTCAACGTCTGTTGTGAATCCAAAGCAACCTTTGTGCGATGCACGCTTCTTCGTGTACATCGCTAGGTGCTTTCCCAAGCTCTTCCGATATCCAGCCCTGTTCAATTCTGTCATGCTTGCTCCTTTGGACGCTCGTCCACAAACGTATCAAAAGTCAAATGCTTTTTGCACAGTGACAAATCAGTTCTCCCTGTTTCTTTGTACTTGCCTGTATCAAAGTCGTAGTCAGATTCAGTCTCTGGCTCACCAAACAACGGACACCAATCTCCACAAGCCTCACTTCCTTGACCGTTAGGACACCCTTGCTTTTTCATCTTCACTACACGTTTGATGTGTAAATATCCCTTTTCATCAATCTTCCCTTCCATCTTCACGCTCCTTCACCAATGCAAGTACAACCTTGCATAGTGTAGCTATCATTAAGTCAACTGTGCTGATAATGTATGCGCCTTTGTTTCTTTCAGCATTCTCATACGCCTCCACAGCATCCTCAAGTATGCTTATGTCTCTAGTCTCCATTGTAATCCTCCACCCTTACCGTGCTCATACAGCAGGGACATGTGACACACAAAGCGTGGTCACTCCAACGTTCAAACGTGTCCTCTTCATCATAGTAGAAGTCGCTTCCACATTCAATACAGCTTGCTACTGGCATCCTCACACCTCCCTGCTCACAGGCGAATCATCATCGTCAAAGAACCATTCATCAGCGAGCTGTTGCCATGTGATGAGCATTTCATTGCTTGATATAGCTGACATGATATGCACACATGTTGCATGCACACTCACAATCCTATAGGCATATGATATACCATTCACGTTGTGTATCCACCTCTCCCTATGTGGCTTGAAGCTCTCATAATCGAATGGCACACGATGTTTCGGCTTCGGTGCTGGTGGTGCGACATTTGTGCCATTGATACGCTCAATGGTGATACCAAACCAACACATTACACCGTAATCTGGCTTTCCATCCATGAAGTCCTTCATGCTCTCCGGTTTTACAATCACAACTCCATTGGACTCTCTCCTGATAAACACACGGATGAACGTTTTTGTCATGTAATGAACAAGTATGAGCTCGCCAAACTTCGGAGTCCATGTGCTATCATTCTGCATGTCACAATGCGGTGTCGCTTCCTTGAGCTCAAGCTGTGTTTCCACATATGGTGCGATAAAGCGCACACGCCTCTTTGTCATGCCGTTCATGACTAGAAAGTGGTAGAACACGTTGTCATGCTTGTCTATTCCGTCAAGAATGCCTGTCTTCGCATCACTTCCGTCATACTTGATGAATCCAATCACACGCTTGCCAATCAAGCTCCGCACGTCCTGTGACGTTGAATCCCAAATCACCTTGCTCTTGTCGATTTTCATGTTTGGCTCCTTACCATGTGAACCAGAATACTATACGACAATCTTCTATTGTACGCGGAAGATTGAATATGTCCTTGTGCAATACATCCTGCACAAATCTGCTGTACAGAGGTCTGAACATCGTGCTCTTGACGAGTAAGTCAGCAATCCTTTTGCGCTCAACAAGCCACACACGAAGTTGCTCACATTCTTCACGTCCAATACATCCAATGTCCCTGCCCTCGTCTTCTTCCAATGCATACTGTGTCACTGGATTCAAATCAACAGGCTTTGTTTTTGACAGCAGTTGCAATTGGTCATAGAAAAGTCCCCAACGTTCAGTATCAAAGTAATTTGTTCCGTGCTCCCATCGTCCATTCATGAGGAACTCGGTGTGCACATAGATGTCTTGTCCCATTTTCTACTCCTTATTGAATACGTCTTTCGTGCAGTAGCCAACAATGCCGTAGCCATGCAATACCACATAGTATGTGTCCCATCCATTCCGTGGGGTCAAATGTTGCATACCTACACTCAATCTAAGCAACATTGGTGGTTTCACCAACTACAGACACCACTGCATTTTTCAATGCTTCTGGCGTTGCATCTATCTCCTCAACATTTTGCATGGCTTCCATAAATCCGCCTGATGCTGGCCTGAACATCATCCTACCTTCTGGAAACTGTATTGGTTCACGGTACATGTATTACTCCTTCGTCCACGTCTATTCGTGCGGATACGGGTCATCATTGACCTCGCATCCAATCTTCTCCAGCAAACTCAAGTGCACACGCTTGCTCACACTATCATGAACAATGTGTGCATATCCACCATTGATGCACGCCACACGCCAGACCGTTCCAGCATACCTCACAAACTCGTCAGGTGCAAACTGCTGGTGCACATACAATTTATTCATGTCGTGCACTCCTGTGTCCTCGTCAATCACGTTGATTTTCACTTTGCCCTCCCTGTGTCATAATTGGTGTGGCACACCCTGTACGATGCACCACACCCCGAACCATGAGACCACGGATAATCGATGTGATAAGTCACTCATACGAGCAGACTTTATGTGGACGGTAGGATTTGAACCTACAATGACAGTGTGTTTCGTGTATCCACGTTTTCAGCTTTCTACAGGGTGTATCCTGCAACGAACAGCCCTACTTTCTGTCTCGCTAACATCGCATAGCGTTTACCAATTACGCCACGTCCACGATGAACTATCTACTTATAACTTCCATGTCTTCGGAATACAATATTGTAGTGCCTCTGTCTGTCCTCACAACCTTGTCCCATCCATTTGATACCATATTGCAGTGCAGAATAGTATCAACTGCAACATCGTTTAGCGTGAGAATCTTTCCATACACAACTTCCTTTCCGACTTGTATCCACACGCCTTTCAGTACCTCACCTGATTCCGAAATGAGCTCCTCACGCTCCACAACTCTGTGCGCAAAGCACCCTGATGGAACAGACTCATTCATCGGAATACGTTCCGAATCGGAACACATGAAACCAGCATAAAAAACTTCTCTCATTTGTACTTTCATGCTTCTTTCTCCTTTAGGTCAAGCACTGCAATCTCATTAAATACAGTTCTCCAATACACACAGCCCTCATTGCTTGTCGTCCACAAGAAGGCATGCAACAACAGGTACATGTCCAATCGGCTCTTGTGACACTCCACAAGCTTGCTGACACGCCTCGCAACCTCCACATCACATGCATCCATGATGTTTGCGATGAATGCACGCCGCACGCCGTATGACAATTTCTTCCAATCATCAAACTTATGCAATTGGTACACCACCGTTGCGTGCATCTGCTTTCTTGTTTGTAGCGCATCTTTCATTTGAATGCTCCCTTTTTATGTTTTAAGCTCAGCACAGACATCAAGATTGCTACGCTTGCATAGTCTAAGTCAGCTTCAGGCTCACGAAAGTTTATGTATGTGCACTTCCCTACTTTATCATTTTTACGGTGAGCCTTATCCATTGAATTCATCTTCTTTCGCCATGCAAACTCATCTGCACTTGGATTCCACCTTGCGCTTCAGCAATCTCTTCACAGCGTGCAGGTTGCAGTGATGTTCGTCCTCATATAGTTTCATGACACGCTCCACATCTTGGTCTGAGAACTCATACAGGCCATCACCTACAGGTTTTGTGCAATCCTGATAGTACGACTTACTGCACACCTCGTGCGCCCCGTCCCATAGCGTGTACTCATCGCCCTCACGGAATATCAGAACTACTTTTCCATCCAAGTCATAGCGCACGGCGCACTCCAAAACTTCGATGAACATAGTTTCGTTCGTGTCAGGTCTTTGGAAATGACGACATGATTCATGACTAATTGGCTCTCTATCCGTTGCACAATCAATGATGTTACGCATGAAATAGCATAAGTGACATGATTGCACACCGTTCTTGAACTTTACTGGTCGATAGCAACTATCCACAACCAGTAGCCTCACATACTTTCCTTCGGACTTGTTATAGTACGTGAAAACTTCTCCGACCTTGTGAAACTTTCTCTTCATAGTATGCTCCTTATTTGATACGTGATACAATTACGAGTGACAGGATTTGAACCTGTAAGAATGATGCTTCAACGTTCTCGTGAACTCCACACCATTTGAATCTCGCCACATAACAGGGTATGCTGGTTTCCTTGTTTTGTTATAGGAATGTGCAAATTACATATATCGTCATATGGTTTAGCGTATGCCGTTTCCGCCACACTCGTACAGAAAATTTAGGTGCTACAATCATTGTAGCTGATGTAGCCTAGTCATGCTCCACTGGCATGTGGTTGTACATCTGGTTATTATTTGATTCATGAAGTTTGGCTACATGTACCAAAGACATGCGCTTGCGACATATCCACCGGAATACTCCGAGGAAGATTGTACGTTGCACGATACTATGTTCGTGATCACTTCTATTGCATCGGGTAGCACGTATGCTACAACTACAACAAGTGCCATCACCACGACAATGAACATGCACAGTATCAATACAAAAGCACCAAAATCATGTATTTTCATTTGGGCTCCTTTTCGGTGCTCTTTTCTTAGGGACGTACGGCACACAGTAGTCGCTGTGCACGTGGTACTCACAAACTTCACCACTTTTATTCTTCACTCTTGCCACTCCAAAATCAGGAACTGTTTCAAACTCCGCTATTTTCTTGTCACAGTCACGTTGCCATGTGTCATGCTCACGCAATTCCTTCACCAGCTCATTTTCTTCCTTTCTAAGTCTGGCGTGTGAATCCTTTGCGTACTGCTCGATAGTGAAGCGCATTTTAGTTGCCATGCTTTTTCTCCTTGTTTGTGTACAATTATCAAATTCGTATTTATTGTTCTTCCACGATTCTTTCCAAGTGCTCCGTCACATACTTCTGGTATGCACGTTCTGCGTGTTCCATCGCTTTCTGCAACGTGTTGCACCTGCCACACGCTAGCTGTTCCTCAAGGTCGTGCATCTCCCACTTATACGAGCCACCAACAAACATAACCTCTAAGTATCGATTGAAAGGCATGTCCACGTTCCATATAGCACTGTTCGCCACACTGTGATTCCACGTTACTTTCTTGAACTTCATTTCTTCACCCTCCGCTTTGCAATCTTTATCCTGTACCTTTCTTGATTATTTGCTTTGTACTCTAACATCTGTTCATGTGCTTGCGTGCGTGATTCTTCACTCGTCACACAATTCCAGCCTGCCCCATAGTTACACATTACATCATATACATGTTTCATTTCTTCACCCTCCGCTTCACAATCTTCATGGCTTTGTAGTCCCAATCATTCTCAGCATACTCCCCACGCCGTTTTCTTGCCTCTTTCATCGTCTCCTCGCTCGTCACACATTCAAATCCAGTGCCATAATCCACCATCAGGTCGTACCTGTCCACAGTCTTCCGTACGTATTTCATATCCAATCCTCCTACGAACTTCGCCGTGCACCATCAAAACGCACAACGCTTGACAAACATCAAATCCACTGTACACCACAAAGCAGTACAATTATCAGACTCGCAATCTCCTATCAGTTCTAAATAGCCTATGTAAGCAAGACTAGCATTACACAAACTCTTTACAAGCGATAAGAGAAGCGCACCTAACAGTAAGATGCGCTCTCTTGCGTACTCAAGTACTTAAATGCAGTACTCAAGCCGACAATCTCTTAATACTTGGTGTCGTCCTCGACTTCCACCACAACCTCGCCACCTTCATCGGGTGTATCGGTCTCTTTTGGCAAATATCCTGTCCAGCCTTCTGGTGCAACAGCACCAGTGGCAACCAACTGGTAATCGGTCAAGTGAGGCTTGTCTGCATTGGGCATCGCCACAATCCAAGCCCTCTCTTCAGGCTTCGACTTTTTGATGCACTCAGTGACCAACAGACCGATGCGGTCTTTTCCGATTCCGTACTCAAGGTACACATCCATGCCCTTGACCACAGACCCGACACCACTGAACATGGCAAGGAACTGCTGACGGAGGGTGACACGCTGTGCCTTGGGTGTCTTCTCGTGCGCCACGCGCTCTTCACCAATCATCTTCTCAAAGTCCTTGATTAACTGCTCGTCAAACGAGTTGACAATCAGAGATTTCACCGAAGTCCAGTTTGCACGTATGTTGCTCTTCATACGAGCCCATTCAATCGCTCTCTCTTCTTTCTTCGCCTGAGCCAACGCTTCTTTCTCGGTCAGTGTCAATTCTACTTCTGCCATTTGTTTTTCTTCCTTGTTTGATACTTGATATGCTGAGGTGGTCAACGACCACTTTTTTCTCTACCTGTAATTATACAGTACCACTAGTGTACCATATTGTCAATACTAAATCTCAACTATTTTATGCGTGTATTCTTGACAGAATGCTGGAATGTGTCAGGAATAGACAACCATCGGAACGTGATGTACAATTATCTAACTGGTGCATGTGATGCTTGGAACGTGATGCACGATGTATTGTGCACGATGTGCGGTGCACGCCACACAATAATGTAAATTCTGATTTGTGAGTGATGAATGATGCACGATGCACGCCACGTTGCCAAAATAGGCTCTTTTTTCGTTCACGATGGGGGAAATGGTGTGTGATGCACGATGCTCGCCACACGGCGTTTCTATAAGGAAAACCGTCATGTAACAAAGTATCCTTGTCTAATCATTGATATAATTCTAGCTATTATATAGAGTTATTTGTGCTGAAAATGTGTGATTTTAATATATTAGTTTATGTGTTGAAAAATGACACAATTGGCTAACGTTTGTCACACTTTTTCGCTCGTAAATCTATATGTAGTAAGCAATTATTTTGCCGTGTGACAGATGTGACAACTGTGACAAAGGTTCAAAATTTAGGTACGCTTTACTTATAAGACTTGAAAAATGACCCCCCATGTCACGGTTGGCACTCGTGTCACACGGCGTGTATCTCTTGGTGTCATATACATTTACCTCGTCAACTTTATTCCCATCGAACAGTTGTACATTTCATTTAAATACCTATCAATCAAGTACCACTCTACTAGTTTCTTCACAACATCAAACGCTTGAATATCCGTGCAGTTTATTTTCACTTTCTATATGTTTGAATTAAAGAAAAAATAGCCAAACCCTCCCTTATAGAAATGAACGTGGCGTGCGTTGTGCATTGTGTATCCTGCATCACATGATGTTTGTCATGCTTAGTAGGCTGTGTGTCGTGCATCGCACGCCATTTGATAGTTGTCTGGTGGCGTGCACTGTGTGCCACACGCCATTACTACTAGGATATTGTCACAGAAACAGTCCCATCGCTTAGGATTATTTGTCGGGTGGTGAGCGACACTTGACACCTGTCATAGTCAAGCATCACGTTGAGCGATAGCCTACCGATGATGTGCACAATGAGTAGTGAATCATCGATTAGCACGGAATACTTTTCGGCTTGATAATTGTCAACCGTTCCGTTCCTGCGCTTCACCTTGATTGACACGTGGCGTTCATCGGTAAACGTATGGCGTGTATAGGTGAATCCCTTGGGTTCGCCATCGCTTACTTCATAGGGAAAGCGTTTGTAAATCTTGCCGTGTTTGTATTCGGCTTCGTGTAGCAAGAAATGTTCTGCAATTTCGTGCAGTGTGGTGTCATTACTCATTCCAATCAACCTCCGTTTCAAAAGAGTAGTCCTTTCCAAGACATCGTGAGAGTGCGCCATATCCGAATCCTAAGCCGTCATGATAGTTGGACGGTAGGTCACAAACTAGTGGTGTCGTGCCATGATAGAGAATGTTGTTACTACGTGTGAATCGTTCCATCTGGTGGATAGGTTCAAGCACGTCAACGATGTCATTCAATCGCTTGATAGTGGTTGGCGAGCACCACCCGCCATTGGTGATAGTGATTGCGTTGTTGCCATGTGACGACCACGTTACGGTGCACAGCACGGTGTCATACATAGTAATAGTGATTACATTGTCGTACACCGTCTTTCCATTGTAGTTGTGTGCTGGTGTCGTGTGTTGCACGTGCATGTATGGATAGCGTGCACGCAAAGCCTTAGCGTTGCTTAGGATAGTGTTGAATTGTGATTGTGTCATTATAAACCTGCCTTGTGTTCGATGTTGATAGTGCTGATGGTGAACGTGTCACGATTCTTGCCCGTGTAGCGATATTCAACGTGTAGCGTGCCAATAGTCGGGGTCAAGTAGTGATACTTCAATGACCAAAGGTGACGGAACATTGCTTGAATACTGGCGTTGTCCGTACGTATCTCAATCATGTTGGAATAGACTATGAGGGTAGCACTATCATTTTGCATGATAGCGTACTGTCTGTATAGGTCAATGCTTTGGAATCGTGAAGTAAACTCCTCGATTACTTTCTGTTCAACTAGTGATTTGACCGCACTCTGTACTTGTTTCTTTGTCATTTGCTTGCCTCTCTTTTTATAAGTAGTAGCGATTCATATCCAAGAGGATACGATAGAATAATCCGTTACAATGTGCAATAGCTCCAGACTTGACAATCGACTTTCTTGAATAGCTGTTCCAATCAGTGAATCCGTAGGCGTGCATGAACTGTGTTACATGCTTGGAAGTAGTGGTAGAATAGTCGTAGTGTGGATACAGCGTAATTGTGTAGTCTTTACTGTCAACTACTACACATAGGCTGTTGTAGCTACGCAACGCTATAATGCTGTTAATCCGCGTAACACCGTGCGTTGTGTGGCGTTTGTTAGTAGCTGATTGTTGTGCGCTGATGGTGCAGAATTCTTCTCTTGTCATAATAGTACCTCTCATTGTGTGATTATTCCATTAGATGGAATTAGTGAATTAGTGAGTAGTGAGTTAGTGAGCGAACCATTGCCGTGCGAACCATTGCCGTGCGAACCATTGCCGTGCGAACCATTGCCGTGCGAACCATTGCCGTGCGAACCATTGCCGTGCGAACCATTGCCGTGCGAACCATTGCCGTGCGAACC